GCCGAACTCGCAGGATGGCAGATAGGGTTTCCCTTGATCCACTCGACAAAATACCGCCAATAGTATTTTACCCATGAGCCGATAACCTGTGCCTGACGCAGGTGTATGGTTTCGTGTGTCAGGCTTTCCTTACCCGCATAGGTCTGCATATACCTATCTATGTTCTCCTTGTTCTCGGCACGGTATATCATCCGTCCGCACCACATCATGAAACGGTATCCCTTGAAAGGATAATGCTTCATGGCAAGCAGCTCAGGAGTGTCAAAATCACCCGGCTTGCTTGAGAACAGCATCTTGATTAATTGCCATAATTCTTTCATAGCGTTTCTATTTCAGATTCAAGTTCAGCGATATGGTTGTCTATACACGTGTTCACCTCGTCATTAAAGTTTGCTATATCCAGTTCCACACATCCGGCACTTGACCGGGCGCTGCTGTAGATACGGACATAGCCTCCGTTATTCAACGTTTCCTTAGCCAGCTTCAGTTTCGCCAGTTCGTCATTAATTCGGCTGGCGCGTTCCAAATTCTCAATCTTCATGTTGTTCCTCCTTCTTTTTATCCAGATAATCATTCAACGAATCGGCCAGCAAGCCGGACAACATAGGGGTAGAACGTCTTATGATATCCACCTCCTCTTCGTCAAGTTCCACACCATCTACAGTCGACTTGAAGATTTTCTCCGCAAGGAGATGCGCCTTCAAACCCGCTACGTTCTTGTATATCCAGTCACCGAAGGCTTCAGTGATGTTACTGGCTATAAGCTTTTCTTTTTTAATCCCGTCATAAATAGGAAATTGTGCAAAATTTATTTTCATACTTTATATTTAAATTATCCGCAATAAAACATAACCCAATAATTACCCATACACTTAATGAAGCCGGATGCAAAATCCAAATCAATATAAGACACCTCCTGTCCTCCGGGAGCAGGCAGGATCCGTCCTCCTGTCAATCTTACTCCGCCGCTCATACGTTTGAAGTATATGGTATGTCCCGGAACATCCGGAGGAAGTGTCACTTCTATATTATCCGTATTAATAAACATCACATTGTCATCATTGTTATTCAGGGAAGTGCTGACGGATATGTTCCTCCAGTTCCCCACTATGCCATGAAGAGACACATAACTGTCATTGTTCGGATGAAGGAAAATGTTACCCCCCTCCACGAACAGAGGAATGCTCAGGGTCTTGATGTGCATCCCGATCATGGCATTTGGACTCTGTATATCAATTCCGGCATCATACTTAATCCCTTCAATAGTGACAAACTGCGTGTTTCCCCCGATTCTTACGTTTGCAAATGTCCTTTCGTTATAAAATTCAATTTGCCCGGCAGACAGGTTGAAACCGACGTATTTATTTGTTTCATTTTCATAAAGGATCTTTGAGGACAATACTCCCGAAGCGATGGAGAACGGACCGATACGTCCTTTATCCGCTGTGATTGTTCCTGTAATCTCTGCATTCTTACATTTGAAATACCCGGTTACGCCATTGATAAGAAGAGTCTCACCTTCATCGTTGTGGGATTTAAGCACATTGTTTTTGAACATGAATCCGGCTACATTCGCACCATCGGCAAACAGGGTGTCAGTAGCGATATTCACAAACTTCTGCATGGCTTCCCAGTTCGAATCCCCGTTGGCTGATGTGGGTGCAGCGGTAACGGAAGCACCGTAATTCTTTACAAGGAAATTATAATAAACTCCCCCTATCAGATATATGACCTTATCCCGGTAATCCGCATTCCAGACATAAGTCTGTCCTGATGTGAATACACCTCTGTCACGGGGAAACGCCCCTGTTGCTCCTGTTGCTCCTATGGAACCATCATTAGCAACACCCACCCCTTTTTCAGCGATAAAATTATTATTCCATGCGTTCGCGTCCGATGCGGATTGATAAGCCCGGACGGCAAACTGGGTGTATCCGGCTGTCGCTGGAACGGATATCTGATTGCTTAGGGTAGCACCTACATGCGCCAGCCAGCTTCCGTTGTATTTGCGTGCAGCAAGATAGAACCTGTTCGTATCGCTCACATTACCGCCTACATTCTGTTTCATGGTAACGACAAACGCTGACGGTGACGGTGTGCCCGTACTGGTAAAGTTTATTGTGCTTACCGGGCTGTCAAGCCAGTACGAAGCGGACGGTTCGACACCGGAAGTCATTTCCTGCCAGTCGGAGTTGACAGCCTTGTCCGATCTCTTCCCGGAAAGTATGTAACCGCCATCCTTCTTCCTTAGATAACGTCCACCTCTCACACGAAGAAGCGGAAGTGGCGGATTGGATGTTTGAACCTTGCTTAAGTAAGATCCTCCGGCAAACGATACTGTACTGTTTTTCGCATACGGAGTGTTGGCGGACTCCCAATGACCGGCTGCTGTGATGCTCTCACCGTCAGCACCGTCCTTACCGTCAGAAAGCATGGGAACGGTTTCAATATCCACTATCTGGTCATTCACATAGAAAACAAACTTCAATGTCTTCGTAAAGTTTCCGCTTGATATGGCTGTATTGTTGTTTATGGTAGTTTCTGTTCCACCGTCTATGCTGTATTTCAATGTACCGTCCGTTGTGGTGGATATCACGCCTCCCACTGACTTTTGCCTGTAACATGATACGGAAGACACGCTGTAGTTCCCATTCTTGTCCTTGCTTACAGAAGTGGCAGAAACGATTATACTGTATAGCACGGCATCTGAACCGTCCGCACCTCCACGGACCCCGGCTACAGTGAATGACAGATCACGGGAATACTGCTGCCCGTTCTTTGTAGCCCTGATTGTGATCTTCACCGTGTTTGTCGCAGCAAGAGTAGCTCCGGCAGATACCGATATTGTCACCACTCCCGTATTCTTGTCTGTCGCACACAGAAGATTTGTGTCAGGTGTACAGGTGATGCTGTCAAGGGTGAGCTTTTCCGTTCCATACCACATACTGACAGTTGTATTCCAAGTCTGTGAGGATACGACCTTTCCATCTGAAGTAAGGGCTGCATTGACCATCTCGTTATCGAAGTCCGCCATGATGGCATTCTCCCCGTCCTTACTCCAGCGATGCACCACAGCCGGATCACTGAACTCAGACCATACGCCATTTTCCTTAAAACGTGTACAACCCCATTCAACCTGATGGTCTGCGTCCGTACCAAGATAATTATCCGTCCAGCCTTCCGGAACATAACCATCTTTCTGCTGACTGTCCGGCTTTTCAGGGGTGTTATCTATGATATTGCCTCTTGTATATATATACTCATAGCCCTTACCGTCTTTTCCGTCCGATATCATAAGCTGCCATCTTCCGTCCTGATAGATGTAGGTAGCACGGTCAGTCGTGTTACGGTATGAATCACCGTTTTTCGGATTGGCAGGAGCCGTGGCAAATTCACCAAGGAAAGTGATACTCTCACCTTTCAGTTCACGCCCGTCAAGCAGCATATCCCAGTCTTCGTTAACCTCCCAGTCGGCAGGTTTCCCGGCAAGATAATAACCACCGTCCTTCTTTCTTAAGAAATTGCCACCTTTGATACGCAATATTCTGATGGGAGGATTGGAGGTTTCCACCTTGGATATAAAGACACAATTGGCAAGAGTGACCATTGTGTTGGCTTTGTACGGGGTTTTGGAGGATTCCCAATGACCGCCACCTATTACAGACAAACCGTCAGCACCGTCCTTACCTTTGAACAGCGACCATGTGTAGTCGGAAGGGTTGCTGCTCTCCGTGACGGTCTCCTTATTGACTGCTATGCCTATATACTTGGTGTTGTCGTTCGGCTGCTGGTACATACCCGTACCGTCCGCGTTATCCGAATAAGCTATCCATGTGTAATAAGTTTTTCCGTCAGCTCCGGGTGCACCGGGAACACCCTGCTCACCCTTTATCTCACTCCATGTGTAGTCAGAAGGGGTGTTGCTCTCCACCGCACTCGTCTTGTTGTAGGCGAATCCGATATACGCTTTCCCTGTAGGATTATTGCTGATACCTCCGCCCTGTGCGTTGTCGGCGTATCTTATCCATGTATAGTAAGTAACACCGTCCTTTCCCGGCGTTCCGGGAACACCTTGCGGACCTGTCGCTCCGTCCGCTCCTTCCGCCACTTGTTTCAACCACGCCGGATTACCTTCTGACGGTTCTGTTGTCGTTCCGTTATCATCAACACACAACCACAAAGCCCCGTTATGTGACACCCGGTCATAGTAGGCGTACTTCCCTGCAACCCATTCACCCTTGTCCAAGGGTACACGAACCTTGTTTCCCGTTATCTCATCTATCTGGAAGATAAGCCCAGTCAATAAGACCTGTTGCAACACGGCTGAATATTTCTCGCAATCAATTCCGTTAACGGTCATGCCCTTTTTTTTGCCGAACCACGCAGGCATCTGCGCCGGCTCCGGGTCCCAAGTGTTGGCATTGTCAAAAAATGTAATACAGTTGTTTCCGTTGACTGAATCAATAAGTATATAAGTCTGGCGTTCCGGGTCCGTAAAGTTACCTGTTTGTGCCAATACCATCTGCTCGGCAGGTTTCCAGTCAGAATGCCCCGGACGGGGAATGACAGTAAACTTCTTGGCTGTATAATCTGCGGCAGTCACCCGGAATTTCATTTCTTCAAAGCCGTTCAGCTTGCCTTCGCTATTTTTAGTCACAAAATAGGTGGTAAGGATATCATCAACAAACTGGCTCAATCCGTCCGCGTCCGTCAGATCGGGAGTGATGGTGTAGGTTCCATCGCCGTTATCCACGTATGACAATACGGTACAACCACCACCGGGGGAGTTTACCATACGTCCTTTGAAATAGGTTGTACGGTTATAGGCTATTTCAGGAACAAACAAACGCTTACGAAATACACCGCTTTCCATTTCCATGTCACCCTTTTCGTCTATGTATCCACCTGATACACCAGTAACGAAATCACCGAACTTGGCATATTTATTAATCAAGACTCCGCCCAGTAAGGATAACAAGTACTTAGTGGAATCCGCCACGTCCTTCCGCAAGAATATCTCTTTCATCTTCTCCACACTGTTCTCTATCTCAATCATTACACGCAATGCGCTCATCACATCCTTATCGGTGTAGGTGACATCCTTGTCACCCTGCTTTACGATGCGGTTTATCAGATTCCCGGCTATCTTTAGACCTTTGAGGTAATTAATGATCCCTTGCGCATCATCATCGTTCAGTGCGGATAAGAACCAGTCAAGCACAGGCGTATTCTTATCCAGCGTATATGCGGAGTTGGCGTGATCGGCGTTGGTGACATCACCACTACCACCACCACTGCCGCCACCGCCGTTCTGCTTTATCTCTTCAACCTCAATGGAGATCTTACTAAAGTTGCTGTTGATGCGGTCTGCCGTTTCGCTCCAAGTTCCTGTTTTGTTTATTGTATTAAGCTCCATATATCCTGTTCCACTTTTACCATTCCACATCCGGATGCACTTCTACGGACAGATGGTTTATTATTCTGATGATTAGTTCTTGTTTAATAATTTCTCGAAATTTATAATATGTTTTTTAATGAGAATTTATAAATGCGCCAAAAGATGTGCCCAGTAAATCCGCTCCATTCCCTTTACCCGCTTTAGGATGTAATCCGTCATAAGTATATTTATTATCCACCACATCACCTACCTTGGGATTTTCCGGGTCTTTAAATCTGACAGTCCATGGATTCCAACCGCTACAACGATAAAAATCAAAAACAGGGATTCCATAATGCCCACAAACATCAATTATGGCATCTGCAATTTTTTCCATGGTCAACCCTTGTGCATTGGGTTCATACCCACCCGGTCCCGTTGCATCATTTTCATAGGATAGCCTGTATGGCTGGGTGGCAAAATAAATTCTGATAGATGGCTTTAAAGTCAATATCGTATTGATTAAATAATATACGGAGCCGTAAATAGTAGTACATTTATTTCCTAATTTAGCATCCTCCTCCATTGTATCCAGACTGCCTAATGTATGAGCGCTATGACCATAATCATTTGTACCACCCATTATTGTTACGATATCATAAGACGATAATAATTCCGCATTAAATTTTTCATCTATAGATCCATCAGGTCCCGTATAGGAATCGTTTATGAAACTATTTAAAAAATTACCGTTTTGCCCTCTGCCTCTTTGGGTACATCCCGTTGTTTTGGCTAGAAATTCACCATAATAATTAAGGTAAGTATAACTATCCCCTAAGGATAAGATTTTTAAACCCGCATAAGGTTTTTGTACGCTTTGCGACAAATAATAAGATATAACATTGGAATAATATTCCAATGGCTTAAAATTGGGAATATTATAGATATTCCAAGAAAAACGGGCATAAATAGCAGCATCCGGAATATCAACCATGATATTCATCTGCTCCAAACTTTTTTTGGGATACTTTACTCCTGTACCTGGTAACACATTAAAATCTTTATCGTAAAAACAAGCCAGATACGTTTCTTTATTTGTAGAGGTGGAAGCATTTTTCACATATACTTTTTTTAATTTTGAAACATCCAAATAGTTGGTAACATATATTTGTGCATAGGTGTGTACTCCATCTTCATCCAAATACCCATTTCCTTTACCAGTATCAAGAAACAAGTCTGTCAATTCAAAATTCAAATAATTATTGTCTATAAGATATTGATCCAGTAATCCATTAACAATAACTGCATTATTTGAAACTGTGGGAATAGTGTAGACATCCGTATTTCTGTAATCGGATATATCATTAATATTAATTCCGATCCGAATGTATTTTGCCGTATCGGGAATTGTAAAATAATCATCATATATTACATTACGATGGGCATATCGGGCATTACCGATAAAATCTTGTGCCTCATTATAGAAACAGACTGCCGCTACTTCCGTGGATTTGGAACAAACCAGCCCTTTTATAAAAATAGTGGTTATATCCGATATATCTATGAAATTGGAAGTTTGACAATTACCATATGCAGTCGTTGTACCATCTAAATTTAATTTTAGACTTGGATTAAATGATACAGGTTTATTTATGTCTGAAAATGGTATCCAATATATATTCCCCTTTATATTACTTATTTCAGATGTATTCAAAGAAATTTTCTCTTTATTTTTCTTGTCTTCTCCTTTTGTCTCATACGCAATTCCATTTATTGTGATTTTTCTTCCGGTATAATTTTTTGCATTGTTTATGCGGATGTAATACACATCTTCCGGTATTATAATTTCCCCATTTTGAGCCAAAGTACCTATATAAGATTTATCAGAACTATACCCCGTATTAAACACGTCAGCCCTTCCAACTTTAACATCAGCATTGATTTTTAATCCCGGATATACAGGTATGTAGTCAGTTACCTCGCTGGCTGCATTCAACTGGTTATAAATCCCGTTGGCCAATATTCCTCCCTGCATCCATGATATATTATGCAGCAAATCTCCGAGCTTTTCTGTGTAATCATATAAATTATCTATATCTTTAAATTCAATCATTTTCAACACCTTACTCTCGGAAGTACGAATATAGATCGCATTCTCATAATGGAATAAAGTTCCCTGTGTATATTTTTCCCATGCTCCGGATGAATAATATAGTAAAACATTATCTGAGCTTCTTAACCAGATTAATCCTTGTTTTCCTGTTGGTGCAGCCGTTTGAAAATAATTGATTTTTTCAACTCCCAACTCCGCAAGCTCCGTAGTCAGGCTCTTACGTGTTTTTGGATTGACCACCGCATCATAGATGGTAGCTGGGTAAATGGTTTGTCCACCCTTGGTCAGTTTATGCATTTTTGCCATAATATCTCCTGTTTTTAGCCTAAGTTCCGCCGGAACTTGGGCTGTTGTTATTTTATGTAATTATTTATTAACTATTAAAATCACTCAGTACATCATCATACTCCTTATCTGACAGAGATACGCTCTGCACCGCATTGTATGCGGCATAATCCGGATAGGGCATGATCTCCGCTGTGCTCTCATCCGTCTTCCCGGTAGTCAGCACAATCCCTGTATCTTCAATAGATACAAGGTTGCAGATGCCATCTCTAAAGTCAGAATCAGAAATGAAGTATTCCCGTTTGACCTTCAGCATACCAGGGGAGAAGCCGGGGTTGTCAAAAGCGACAAGCAGACTGCCATCTTCCATACGGCTGCAACCCACATACTCTTGCCCATCAAAAGAGGCTATAAACTTTCCCTTAAACGGATTGAAGTAAGTAAACCGGAAGGGAGTTGATATGTCTCCATTCAGGTTTTTCTCTATAATTTTAAAATCGGACTGATAATTAATTCTCATAATACACTATAATATTGATGCTACATCATCTATCTCCTCGGCTGTCAGGATACCGGAAAGATCAACACTTCCACCGCCTCCTGTCGTGCCTGTATCACTCCAAACGCCTCTCGTCTTACATTGATACAGAGGACCCGGTATGGTATCCCCCACAACTGCCCAGTCACCCACAACAGGAGATGGGACAGCCGCTTTCAGCGAATCAAGAGTGGGAAACAATCCCTTGTTGCGTATAGCGTTCTGCTTGACCTTCTCCACTTCAGTGGAGGTCTTGCTGAAGTTGTTGTTAAGACGGTCTGCCGTTTCACTCCAAGTTCCTGTTTTGTTAATAGTATTAAGTTCCATATCACTTCATTTTATTTAGGCAGTTGGTTTTGATCCCATACAATCTCAGAACCTTTAACCATAATTATGCGTCCTCCCATTATCTGGGTCTGATATATATAACCGTCATTTCCTTTTTGCTCGACAACCATACTGTCCGGGCGGAAATACAATACATCACTATTGGAAGGGTCATTCATAAAAATACGGGGAACCATACCGTTCAATCCATATTGAAGAGATATGTCCAAAAGCGAATTACCATCATCATCATGAATATCAATTGACGGTCTTCCATATTCATCTTCAGGAAATATGGTTATCTCATAACCTGACGGTGAGGAAACCTTCACTTTCCCGACAAATTCAGGATTTCCATCTGCATCCCATCTGATGTTCCCATTGGCAAGCTGCCCGGAACCATCCTCATTCAACAGTATCTTGCCATTGGCTATTTCAACTTTTCCCCGGAAATATCCGCCCAAAGCATAGATATATCCTCTCAAGAATACATCACCGCCATGAGTGGCAACGAAGTTTGCCATGTTCGCCCATTCCGCATCCGTAGGTTGGTAATTAGGATCATTACGGAACCTCATCACGGTAAGAATCGCCTGTTCAAGTTTTCCTCCTGCCCAAAATGCCACATCATCATCATCATTGTATATGCCGCTAACTCCGGCTGTGACCTTCTGTAACTTGCCGTTCTTGTAATTACCCAGTTGGATCATATTGGCAAGAATCAGACCACCAAGAATATCCACAGAACCATCTTTGATCGCACTGGCGATATAATTGATTGACTGAAAACCGGCTGTTGCCTTGTCGTTATCCAAAATGGACGGTTTCCAGTCAGTAGCGATGGTCCCTCTTTCTAACTGAAGGTCACAAACGGTTGCGGTACCACTGATGAGAAATATACCACTGCCATTGAAGGTAATCTTATGGGTATATCTTTGATAAGAGGATGTGAGAGGTTGAGAAACACTGAAAGAGCCGCACGAAACAGACACTGACGTACCCTTTGCTTTATAACTGATAACATAACTTTCCCCTTTGATTAATGATACGGACTGGGACAAACTACCGATTGCAGCAGAGTACCCGGAGCCGGCAGCACTGTCCGCGGATACGGTAGCCACACCCGTCCAATACTTTAATTGCTTGCTGAAAAGTTCGGTGTCCGCCAACAATTGAGTATCAGAGGACAATATTTCACTTTCATAATCTCCAGTAAACCCGGAGTTACGCAACAGATTGACACTTCCGACAGCCGCATTGTCTATCGCATCCTTGGCCTCTTGGGCAAGATCTGCGGCCGCCTGTATCTCATCCGGAAGCCCTTCCATGTTACGCCATCCGGTGGAACCCTGCTCGATATGGAACATACCCTTGATATCCACACCTTTATCCTGAGTGTATTCCATGTAAGTGGTCCGGTCCTTATCACCAATGTATGCATCTCCGTACACCTTCATCCGGGCTTTGCCGGTAGATTTGTCAAAATCAAAAGAAATGACATCTTTCCCGGTCAAGGTAAAATCATTAATACCCTGATACATGATGATGGACGGAGAAACTTCGTTCACTGAAGAGAGAATTATCGCCGCCTGTCGGGTGATATCGGTCTTATGGCCTAATCCCACGATATCATCACCTGCCACCGGAACATCGTTCTCGACATTAGGATCACATACGGTCTTGGACAAGTCTATATAGTTCTCACCTACTGCTGTGACCAACCGCCAATAATAGCGGTTGCCGACATGATGAGAAACGCCTGTCTTGATATTGCACTCCTGAGCTATGGCAAGAGATCCCGGAGTAAACTGGTTCTCTATCTCAATTCCATCTTCCTCTTCTTTGAAATAACAACGATAGACATCATCCAACTCATCCACACGGTTGCATTTCATACCTGCATGGGAAATCACCTGCTCGCCACCTACATACGTCTTCTTCTTTACTTCAAGCTCGTCAAAAACGGCTTTGACCTTGACATACAGATAATCAACAACAGCCTGTGACATACCGTTTTCAAGCACAGTAATTCCACTACCGTTTTTACCTATAAGTAAACCCTTTAAGAAAGTGATAAGACCGTTGGCAGTGTCTTCCTTATCTTTACGAAGAAAGTATTTGGAAAGTTCCTCTATATTTGCACCTCCCGATATGGCAACAACCCTGTCTTTATTGGTTCTTATGTAAATAGAAGGATTATTATCATCATTATGTATGTATATCTCTCCCTCATTCAACCCTTCCAGTCGCTTTTCAAATGACGGGGATATTTTCGGTATAATCGGATTTCCTTCATCATCCGTTTCCGAACCGTACCACAATATCTTTATAGGACGATTTCTAGCCATGATTACACGTAATTTTCATTAACAAAAGCAGCTTTCGCCTTCTTATATTTCAACACATCGTCCTCTTCTGGATTAGTTAGTAAAAACGCGATTCCTGAAGATGAAGTTGCAATCTCTGTTTTGCCTCCGATCCCGGCGATATCATTTTGTCTAGGGCGTAAAGTCACTTTATATATAAACATCTGTTTCTTACCTATTGTATCAATCTTTTCCGGGACAGAATCCCCTTCCCGTACAAACAAATTACCGTTTATGCTGACGTGAGAAAGGCAAAGTACCTTATTTATAAACTCCGCTATATAATACGGAACGCCACAACTTGTCCCGAAAACAAAATCAAATGTTTTATAAGGGAGAGAATACATTTCTATTATCTCCTGCTTCTGATTCACAAACTGTTCGTTTTCAACTTTCAACTCCACCCCATCCGGCTTGAATCCTCCTATTATTCTGAACTGGAACATCTGCCGAACCTCATCAATCCAGAATATATTATCAAACGCAGAATTATTATCTTTATGGGAATATTCAATCAGAATAGAATCACCTATATTCTCACACACGCAGAACTCCTCACATTCTTTATCGCCTATAGTTACTGTATATATCCCCTCCGAAGGAGATAATGAGGCATAATACATCTTAATGCTTTCATTTACATCATAAGTAAGCAGTGTTATCTTGGAGGAAATATTGCCGATCTTATCATTCAAATAAGCTGAAGGTTTTTCGCCGTTATCACAAAAGATTTGCAGCAGGATGTTGTCTGACACAGAAAATACTTGTCTGAAACATCCAGCATTTGAATATTTATATTTCAGCGGTTTAAAGAATAACGGACAAACATCTCCGATTGATATCATAGTCTTTTCGTAAGTTTCTAGTAACTTGTGACTTCACAAGCTTTCATTGCAAATATAACAATTAAAATTTGAATCTTTATAACGAATTTAAATTTTTCACGATCAAAGTTACCTTTGAACTTTGTGATTTTGTAAAATTGTAATCAGCCTGCTGATAATATCCCTGTACAACTTTGCCTTGGTATTCCATTTCAACAATTCCTGTAAGATCTTCCGGAAGTTCCACATCCGAAGTCTCAAATTCCACCTCCGCCACAGTAAACATCCTTTTTGAAAGAATTATATCCCTACTTTCCCCCATTCCATCAATACCCACATCACTATTACCATCTGATGACGCAAAAGTAAGCATCTCAACAGATGAGCCGATGTATGCTTCATTGGCCAAAACCATAGAAGAAGGGGAAAACATGGCATTGAACATTGTGTCAGGGCTGAGAACGCCACCCATAAGATAATCCCTGTTCAATATATACTTAAGTCCAGACGAATCAGATTTTACCCCTACCATAAATAAATCAGTGTCACTTTCGTTGTCTGTAGTATCTTCACCTATCTTGTCAGCAAGGAACTCTATGCCGTATGCGTCCGCACGGTATGGAGATATCATTTCAAGGCTATTGTCCGTCATGGTCACGCCTGTGGTATATTCATTCGTAAAACGGAACTCATCCTTTCCATTAGCCGTGTCGTAATCCTGTTTGTCAAAGCCTATCCGTATCCGAGAATACACCAATGCAGAATTAACCTTCATCTCATAATCAGATAAATCATCTATCCTTTTGACAACATCATCCGAGAAGTATTTGCTTCTATGCCGAAAAGTTACTGTATTCCCGGATATGTCGTAAGCATAACCAAACACATAACTCATCCAGTTTGCAAATTTGGTGAAGGATGTATATATTTTGGCTCCAGGAATCTTACGGGCTGATTCAGCCGCCAAGAGCATACAATTATCAAGCCTTCTATCTCCTGTCCCCTCAATCACTCCAGTCAAACCATCTTTCTCTCCATTAATACTTTTAAGCAATCTGTTCAGCAATGTATCGGGCTTTATAACATCCATCTCAACAGGGTTTATTCGATTTTTCCATGATGCTTTAAAATAACTTGATGTTGAGACTTTGTATGGCAAATCCGGCAATACAGGTACAATCTCTTCTTTCTCATTGACATACATAGCTCTCACTATTATTTTATCATTATGCAAAAGACTTATATTGTACGATTCCGAAACCTTCTTTTCCACTGGCGTTTCTGATTCTGTCGTAAGTTCAAAACTTCCTATCACCGTTTCCGTAGTCACCGCTTCCCCATTACTATCAATCTCATTACTTATCTTCATAATCTGGAGCCTCACACCTCTTACATCATATCCCAAAGCACCAGACTGATATTTCCTAAACACAAACATATCAATATTAAACTCTATATTTATCCTAATTGATTTCAGAGCCTTTATCGAATATACATCATCACCACCTACTGTTTGATCATTAAATTCAAGAGACCCCTTTATTAAGGAATCACTGGCAGTTATATATATTGGCATTGGTGACATTTTCTTGCTGAAATAAACATTAATAAGAGTGTCATCGTCTTCCAATGTATCACCTGTAGGAATCCATTTTGCTGATTCTGAAAGTTCAAGTCCGTCATAAACAAGAGGAATGGGGCTTTTCACCTCTTCGACCGAATATTCATATTGAGTTCCTTTTTTTGACTTTATCATGGACGCCACGCTATCATCCACGGCATTTATCTGTAAGATACGACCATTATCCTGCAATGTAGAAAAATTGAGAGCGCAACTAAACCGTTCATTATACAACCAACTGTTATTTCTTGTACTTATTATTATTGAGGCAGAAGCATTCAAATAATCTTCATCATATTGTTTTAACAGCAATTTTCTAGCATCCCCAGCAAAAGAAAATTTGTTGGAAAATGTACGGATAACACCGTCATAGTCATTTCTCTTGAAACTAGCCTTCACCTCGTCCCAATTTTCAAGATCATCAGTAACCCTGTACTTCAGACCATTTATAAGTAACTCACATCGATAATACATAATTATTTCATTTTACGATTCAACCCATCGATTTCGTCACATGTCTGCCTTACAAGACAGGCATAAGATCCGGCGGTCCATTCTTTCGGATTGATATACATCTTATTATACTTCCCAATAGCGACAACTTCATTTATAAATCCACGTTTTGTAGGCTTCTCCTTCAGTTCCTCATTCTTTTCCTTACTTATCTTATCCAAATCATATTGTGCACGGGAATTTAATGCGGATATTCTAGCATTCATAGCCATTACATCACCTTTTTTACACGAATAACCTATCTTCATCAGAATATCACGCACCTCATCATACATTTTCAACTTCATCATGTTCTCACATGCCTTCATGCACTCCACAGTCATTGCAAGATTCATACGCTCATTACAATTCAATATCTCAGAGAACAACTGTTTGCTCCCGACAATTTCTACATAGTCATTGATAATTTTTGCCGATACAGCCCCTTTGTCCTCACCGTCAAATTCAATAGTATTGCTATCATTGGTATAAATCTCTATAAAAACGGACAAGGGAAGTTCATATATGTCACTTGTATACCTCATAATCAGATACTTTTTGAAAATTGCTGATAATTGTTTTCTCTTATCGCCTTGGCTAATTTTGCAAATCCTATCTGCTGTGATTTTTCCAGATGCCCTATCTTTTTCTCCAGTTCACTATAATCATTAACTATTGATACAGGAGGAAGATCGTTTTCGCTTCTATATGCCATAAGACCATCAAAATCATTTGCATGAGCCTTTATCCTGTCCATATCCACTGCATAAGGTATAACCTTCGCACCTTTAGGGATGTCAACCAAAGTAGGGACAGACGGAGTAATATACGCTCCTTTTTCAGTAACGATTGTTTCAGGGACACCACCATCACCCACTACAGCCAATCCGCCTTTATGCGAATCAGTACCCTTGGCATACTTCGGAATAGGAGTCGCTATAATAGTAGCAAGCTGTATCGCTCCCATAGCACCTAGAGCAGCTATCATAGGTATTGCAGCAGGGAAGCCCAATTGTTTTATCGTCTGCAAAATACCACCTGCTATCTGTATAGCCGCCTCAGCTATACTGGTAGCTTTCTCAAACTTTGCCTGTTTTGTTCTTAATGCCGCTTTTTTCTTCTCCAATTCGGCATTCTTTTGTGCCGTTTTATCTTCCGCCGCACGTTTACGCGCTTCGGCTTCTTCAGTTGTTATAGCACCTCTTTCTTCTAAAGCCTCTATACGGGAAATTTCCTCTTCACCTGCTTTCTCATTCGCTTCCTGTTCAGCCTCAATAGCTTCAATCTGGCGATCATAAATGGATGATATCATTTCACCAATTCCACTAACCATAGAAGCCCACATCTCGGTAGTTCTTTCCATCTTCTCACCGTCTGTAAGTTCTTTCCAAACACCCGATATCTTATCAGACATAATACTGAATCCCTTATCCATCCCATCAAATATACCGGCAAACGGGCTATCGATATCCGATGCAAGATCTTTCAATGCAGAAGAATAACCTTTCAACACTTCAAAATTCCTTCGTGTGATATCCTGTTGCTCTTCCGCTTTTTTCAACTGATCATCCGCATTTATAGAACCTATCTCTGCTTCCATAGCCTTTATGGATTCTCTCAGCATTTCAATTTGTTGCTTGCTTACCACGCCCGATGCTTCCGCTATCTCAATCATTTTTTCAGCAGCATCTATCTGTATCTGTAATTGCTCGTTTGCGGCTTTCCGCTCCAGTTCACGCATGGCTTCATCGTATTCTTTTCGCGATAGCAGCCCTTTTGAATAATTTTCTGTTATAATGTTTTCAAGTTCCTTATATCCAGTACTTGTAGCTGCTATACGGAGAGATGATTGTTCCTCTTCCAGTCTGAGCATCTCATCAGTATACTTTTTCTTTTCCTCGATCCTTTTTTTCTCAGCCTCTGCCAACTTCTTAGCATATTCCTCATTCTCTTTCGCTATCTTCTGCATTCTCTCTTGACCCAACATTTCCCGAAGTTTGTTCTCTTCCTCAGAATATCCCTTTACAGCTGCTATCTGGTCTTTATATTCTTTCTCTATGGCAGCAAGACTACGTTCATGCTCATCTTTAATGAGAGAAACGGACAAGTCAGCCATTTTATTCCTAAGATTCTCCATGTATTGCGCTAAATCATCCGATGCTTTATCGGCAGAATGAGGATTAAATGTAACATCTCCAATGTTAATAGAATTTGCCATATCTCTACTAGCCTTATCTACTTGATATAGCTGATTTAATAAAGAACCTATTTCTTTATCCAAGTCTTCAACCTGCTTGTTTAACTTCCCATACATGTCTCTAGCTGTATCCATAGCTGCCCCTTGACTGGATTCATATTGTGCTTTCATCTGATCTCTAGCAGATTCAAGTTTCGCACGTTTTTCTTCTTTTTCTGCCAACTGATCTTCCAAGTCTAATTTTTGTTTAGCCTGTTCTACAAGCCGATCTTGCACAGCTCTAGCTTTAGCCGAAGCTAATATGGCATTAGATAACCTTTGATAACTATCAGCCGCTTTACCTGCAAGAATGTTTTCATCACTTATATTTTTAAAGTATGAAGGATATTGCTTCTTCAGTTCCTCAACGGCTTTTTTCCGCTCTCCCATAGGTTTATTCAAATTGACAGCAGCCCTATATAATATATCCAATTTAACAGCTTCATCTTGGGCATTTTTCACACCTTCTTTTTGAGCTTTATTCAAATCCTCCTGAAGCTGTTTTAGATAATCAATTTCTTTTCTCGCATCAAACAGGCTACCCACCCATTTGGTTATCTCACCTCCATAACTCGATAAAAGAGTTATCCCAACAACTAAAGCCGTCTGCCAACTAAGAAGGGAACTCAATACCTGTTTAAATACAGGTGTAGCAGTCTGCCCCGATTTCTTAAGAAGTTCATATTCCCCCCTTGCTTTCTTTAACTCATCAATAAATGTAGGAAGGTTATTGGATATGGCAAGAAAGAAAGTATTGGCACTAACAGACAAAGCCGGAAGTTCTCTCGCAATCTGTTGTATGGAAACATTAAGACCATTCCAACCCGAAGCATAATTACCCACATTACGTTGGTAATTGCCCATCTGTGCATCTATATCCTTTAATTGTTGATTCAACTTGCCGATATTGTTCAAGATATCCATACCTTTTGCTCCCTCGCGTGCAGCTTGTGAAAGGTTATAATATTCCTTTTCCAACTGAAGCATTGAAGCCTTCATCTCGTTATAGCTTCCTGCTGTGGCAATCGCTACCTGCGTATGATTTCTCAATATCGCCGAATACTGTTTATTCTGCTCTGTCAGCATGCGTAACTGGGATACCGTAGCATCTCTTTTGGACTTGTATTCCTCTTCGCTGATAGCACCTTTCTTATACTCCTTTGATAATTCCCTCAGAGATGTTCTTAAGGCTGAAATTGTTTCTTTGTTATCACTTAACCTACTGTTCAATTCGGAGGCTTGTGTATCAAAAGCCTTTACCGTCTGACGGATTGAATCAAAATCAGCAGCAGTCATGGATATTTTCTTAGATGCTTCTTGAAATGAAACAGAAGCATTTTCCGCATCTTGTGACACGTTTTTCAGATCTTCGGAAGCACCTCTCAAATTTACTTTTACTTCCGTTATTTTGTCTGCTAATGTATTCAATGGCTTGGTAAGAAGCTCTATCTTACGGGAAATATCGGTCAATAACTTTAATTGACTAGCCTGTAATTCAGACAACCTATTTTGAGAAGCATATAATTTGGTAATTGTAGCATTATAACTGTCAACTTTAGACTGGTATTCTCTTAGATTACCCGGCTTAAAATTTATACCATCACTTAATTGTTTTGTGAAATTCGCATATTCGGAAGATGTGGTTTGAATATTAATCCTTATCTCATTTAACTTCTTAACGATGTTAGGATCAATCGCATCAGTAATTTTAAATTCTGCTCCTGCCATGGTCTTTTCGTAAGTTTTGGGTAGTGCATGACTTCATGCACTTTCTAAGAGCAAAGATAGTGATTTTATTGATATTATGAAGGTGAGGAAATAAAAAAGGGAGAAGCAAAAACTTCTCCCCGTGAAAAATAATTTATTTAAATTACCAATCATCATTTTCATTGCCCACAAGACCATTCTTCACAGCTTCTTCTATTTTATCCATAATAACATTGGAATATGCATGAGCCATAATCAATGCTTTAGACGATGTTTTCTTTGCCTTATGCTGATCTTTGGGGCTGAAAGGATAACATGTTTCTATACCCCATTTTTCTGTTTTCTTTGTCGTGTCCGCAGGCTGTCCTGTTGTACCAGCAGAAAAAGCCCCCATCCATCCGCCTCCGATGTTCTGCTCAACCTCATAATATTGAAGCGTATATGTAACACGAATTTTTTTATCTTTAATATCAACTTTTATAACAGGGTGGATGTTAACATTATAAGCTGTCATTCCTCCAATATGTTGAGCGATTCCTCCTACAAATCCTTTAGCAATAATTACTCCCGCATCCTTATCATTCAATTTAATTACTGAGTTCGCATCGTTAAAAGATTCCGCAAACCAATGGTTTAAAGTAATATATAACTGCTCTTTAGTCTGTTCCCCACAATTAATTATCTGCTCATAGGTCAAACTCTGATTCTTATCCAATACCAATGAAGAACCTAAATTTTCAGCCGCATCCACCCACTTATCACCATAATTTTCCTTTGCATATTTTTCTAATTCTTCCGCTCTCATTACTTGAGCACTCAGATTCATACTGAATAATGAAACAATCATTAAAAATAATACTTTTTTCATATAGTTATAATAATTTGGTTATTTTCAGCAAAGTAATATACTTTTAAAATCAAATCAAAACATTACGACATATTTGTTTACAATTTAGAATACTGTCTAAATAAATTACAAACATAGCATTTCAATCTTCATGTTTAAATTTCACCTTCTCACTTCTTTTCCCAGTGCATACAATCAGTTTGAGATGCTTGCCGTATATCCGTTCAAGTCTATTATTTTGTTCTTTCATTTTTTGAAGTATAATTTCAAGTTTATCTATTGTTTTCATAGTCTTTTCGGGTTATGTTGCGAATCGCAACGTTAACGGATGTAAATAGTCTGCCCACCTCGTAAGATAAGGTGGGAAAGACTTGATTAATAAATAATATTGTTATTACATATTAAGAAGATATTCTCCTAATGCATGAGCTTTTTCTCTTGAAATAAAAGCCACACTGTCACGCTCATGGTCTTCAGGATCTGATATACACACTGCTATCATATCGTATTCGGAATGTGATACTGTTATATTTACTGTACCATATTCATCTTCCATTGTCGCATATTGAGAAAAAAGGCCCTCTCTTATTGCCATTTCGGTAGGATTCCCATTCTCGTCAATCAATCCATTTTCTAAAGCTATTTTTTGAAGATCCTCCACTGAACATCCCAACTTATCTGCTACTTCATCAAATGTTAAGCTATTATTCATTTTTATTTCCATGATCATGCAGCCATTAAAGATTTAAACTTATTCAGAAAATACACCTGACCTTTACCTGTAACGTAACAGGTATGTTTTATAAAAATGGGATTTTCACCCGATACTATCGGTCTTTCTTTAACGAAGAACAATCCCATTTCTGCCGCCCTCTGTGTAGGCATATAGTCATTTATATATTTATTCTTCGATCTGCTGTATCGCTGCCTTCTGATAAGGAACTTGTTCTCTACCATCCATTCATAAAGCCTTATTTCTCCAATCTTATATCCGTTTTGGGTGATAAGTTTCGCAAGATCTCCTATGAGAATATTGGTAGACGAACTTGTAAAACATTCTTTGAAAACTACAGCGAGTTTTGTTTCTTCTATAATAGACTGCTTCTCCTGTTCCTTCTTCTGCACTTCCAATGCCAATCGTTGCTTTTCCTCCCGTTCGCTCTTTAGCTGTGTGGCAAGACTGATAACAAGGTCAGGGTTGTTTATCATCTGCTCAAGCGTTGGCTGCGTGGCGGTCATGCCGTATCGCATCAACTCATCAAGTTTTTCAGTACACCACAGTTTCAAATCAATGTCTAACCATTGACAGAAATCAACTACTATTAATCTGTGCATCCAAGTACCACCTCCGTTATGTGATGAACCTGCCTTTGATATAACTAATTGATTTTCAGAAATACCATATTTTCTTGTAATTGCGTTAATTAATTGATTTGTAGCAGGTAAGGACAAATAATCATTGGGACGCTTTCCGTAGATTTTAGCAAGCTGTGTGGCGTTAACCATAACATCATCTTTGATGTCAAAAAGTACTTCGTTTCCATTATAGGAGAAAGTCTTGCTCGTTTCGTGAGCTGACGCAATCTGTACGGTACTATTATTCCCGTTCAAATAGATTTCATTTGGTTGTAGCATGAAATGAAATTATTTGTTATTAAATAAAAAAGCAGACAAATATCCTAGTTTGCTACAACCTACCATTGCCATTGGGCGATGATACACGGATATCGTCTGCCTATATTTTAATATATAAGTTTCCTTACGGGCATAAAAAATCCCATTGGCATATTTAATAGTAAGTTGTAGCACTACAAAGGTACAACATTTTTTCAAACAAACAAATAATGAAAATATATTTTTCATTGTTATTTTCACACGCATAATATCCATCTTTCTAATGACTTTCAACACGCCACAATATGCCTTACCTGTAATTTCTGCAATTTGCAGTGAACTTATTGTTCTTTTTTCGCCATTTTCCCCATCAATAGGTACTAACTTATTAAAATTTTCCATATCTTTGCGATATAAGATTAATATTGTTCCCCGTTGGCGGCTCAGTCACTTCCGCCTCCGGGGATTTATTTTGACTGATTGTAGCAGGTGAGGAATCGAACCCCATTGTGCCATTATTCACTCCTGCTTTCCTCCCTTATACTATCCACGCTTGGAATCGTATAAAAAAAAGTCTCGTAATAGGTGCAAGCTACTACGGTACAGTCATATATAAACTCCAATAGGAGAATATTTAATCAACATCAAGTAACGACTTGCACTTGTTACAAATGCAAAGGTAATGATGTTTTTATCTTACACAATGGTATGAATATTAAACAATTGACAATATAAATCCAATGTAACTTGCTGATTCAAATGTATTTTTCATAATTCGTTCTTTGAAATGTTGTACAATCGGTTAAATGATGAATTTGCCAGTCAGGAAACCGTTTATGAAGTAGGATTGACCTTTCCCGGTAACTTTGGTTGTTATAGTAGTACGCAACACTCCATCATTGCCGGATCGTGTACCTTTCTTCAATTCAAACAGACTTTGTTCAACATATTGCTGATTAGGTATATTTCTACGTTCACCAACACTTCCTAAATAATGATTATTGCGAAGCCACTCAAACAGCCTGTTCTGCCCAACATGGAATCCATTTTGAGATATTATCTTAGCCAGTTCACCTATAAGACATGAAGAACGACTCCCTATTACAGCATCAGCAAACAGAACTTTGGGGGCTTGTTCTTCCACCTTCTTTTCTGCTTCAATCCGTTTCTGTTTTTCTTCTTTCAGAGTAGTAGCAAGTTGAATCAGAAAGTCGGGAGATGTAAGAGCCTTTTCTATAGTATCGGACGTCATATACGCACCGTACTTACGAATGGAGGGCAATATTTCATGCGTAACCCATCTTCTATACGGTTTTACTTTCTTGCTAGAACTAAAAAGAAGAACGTCATAGAAGGCTGATTCTGTTATAAACGTAGCAAATGAATTCCCATTTACGTATAAATCAGGATTTAGGGCGTGTAAATCAAGCAGTTGCAAATCTTCATCGTTTAATCTTGTTTTTACTGATGAAGGATTACTCAACTCAACTGCATTGCAAACATCAGCTAAGCAGAAAAGCGGTTCTTCACTTGTTCCAGCTACTCGTACTTCGCCAAATACATCATTCTTAAATATCTTAATCGAATTATCCATATAATAATATTAAAGTTCGCTCTTGTTATTCGTTATAGCTTCAACAAACATAGGGTCAGCCGAAGTTTCGGCACACCCCTGTATAAGCTCTCTTATAGCATCTAAGACATGCTTATGTTCTTTTCCAAACTTTTCAGCCACCAATAGGCTGTTAGTTAAAACTTGGTCATTCTGACCTTTAAAAACAAGTTCATTCATAAGCTATAATTTAAAGTTATATCTTTCTTATATTAATCATCCATCAATGTTTAATATTCGTATCACATCTTAACTCTCGGCAATACCAACCACGTGGGTACAGAGTGTCCTTTAGGCGATTTGGCAGTTCTTTTTCACTTGAACATATTAAGCCAAACAGCCAGCGGGCTTTCCCTTTGATTCGCAGCTTTAAACTCTCGTATAATGACCGAACCTTTCAAGGGAGAATGACATCAACTTGCATTCTCTTCGAGGTTTTAGGTGAGTTGACACCCGTACAAGCATCCTCTAAGTGCTTCCTTGTATCGTACTTCCTGCGGTTTCCCGCCCCGTTTTCACAGCCCTCTACAAGGTTTAAATCGGATGGAGGTGCACACACAGCGTCACAACCGATTGTATGGATTTAATCTAACTTATAGGAAAGAAAAAATCCGTTGCTAAAGTAGAGAGGCAACGGATTTCCAAATATAAAGAAGGCTCACGTTTGAGCGATTGTTTAATCATGTGTCTGTTGCCTCTCTACTTGCAACGGCTACAAAGGTAAATGATGTTTTTACATTATACAACACATTATAAATCAATACAAAACGATCTAAAGCAGACCGTAATATACAGTAATACAGAGTAACGCATGGTAATTAATGATATGGCGTTTTTATACTATAATTTAGACAAAATCTAAATTGCAACATAAATGATAGTTTTGTTTTTCAATTAAAAAATAAATATCTTTTCGCACAAGACATTTGAGGAAAAATCAATATTTACATTGGGAGAACATTGGGATATTTTCGGTAATACAATTTAGTCAATGTAGATTTAAGGCTGTTATAGTCTTTGATAAAGCCTAAATCTATCCATTGAGCTATCTGTAATTCTAACTCATATAATTCGCGGATTTTATCTTCATCGCCAATCTTATTACGCATTTCTGATTCATGTTTGCCATAAACTATGATGTTTAGAGACTTGGCTAAGTCCTTAATCTTTTTCTGGAATATATCCCCAGGGAGTATTGAACAAACGGCATGACACATAGCAGGATAAGCATCTCCAGCTAAATTACGGTATTGAATCATCTCATCATATACGAAGCGTATTACCTTTACTTCAAAGCGAGGATTAATCCACATGGCAAATTTGGTAAATAAGAAAGGATGCATCCATACTTCTTCTTTAGGTCTGCCAGCTTTACCCTTCTCTTTAACCTTACTCTTCTTAACTACCTGATTATCAATTTTAGGGGAATTTTCCCCTAAACCATTTTCACGTTCTTCAGCTATGAGCGCTTCTATAAAATCTCCAGTTCTTTTAGCCAAAAGAAACTCATCCATTTTTCTTTGTTCATTTCCTTTTACTGAATTCCATTGACGTAACAAGTCCCCACCGTCAAAATAGCCATCTTTTGTTCTCTGACTAACTGTAAATTCACCCATTGGGCGAATCATGATTTGATTCGTTTTCATGTCTTTTCGTTCACAAGATGTTCCGTACATCTTAATACGGGATATAAAAAATGCGGCAACCGATATAGAGGAGTCGGCCACCGCATCATATCCATTACTCTTAATGAATATATAATATCTTTCTATGCGAAACCTCTATCTATCGCTGTTGCTAAATTAATAAATAATACGGGAAACGCCAAAATAATAGAATGATAAAAATCACCATTTTACGGAAATATGAATTCTACAAACTCACCCGACCAGTTTTCACCTTCACGACAGAACTTATACACATCTCCAACCTTGTATAATATATAAACACATTCATCCATAACAGCAGCCTTCTCTGCGATTGAACGCATATGTTCCATCTCCCTCATTGATTTATTTCCTTGACACAAGCAGTTTTTCATAATTCGCACCTCCTTATAAATTTATCAATAGAGGGCATAAGCCTGTACGTAACATAATGCCTCCTTGCTTTGGAGCTTACCTTGAAAATTTTATAGCCATATTTCTTCTCAATATCAGAACCAAAAGAAACGCCATAGCTGGCAATCCTTATACCATTTGATATTGGTATTGCCGTGATGGAACTATAAAAATCTCCACGTATGATAAGGTTTGGAGTATTATTTCCTCTTGCAGAAAAACCCAAATATGAAGGCTTTGGTTTCTGTATCTTTGTCTTCCAATTCTTATAGCGTTCGGCATTTTTCCTCCAATGCTCTCCATAAGCTTTTTTAAAGTATGGGTCCTCTGTATATCCGGGAATTAAAGGACTTTCATCGCCATCAACACCACTATATAGCTGTTCTCGTATATATTCCTCAAACTGAGGAACATCCCTTTCCATCTTATCCCTTATCATTGGCTGAATGCCATCAGCCAATTTCTTCCAACATCTCGCGTATTCCTCCAATGTCATAGCAAAACGGGGGATCAATCTCCCCCGCCTCCTAAATTACTGTTATTGATAATTCTATTATATACGGAAACCAGCCTTGATTTCCGCCTTTCTCTAGAAATGTCCTTCCAGAATACATCTATATTCTGAGCGACAAACTCATCCAATGAAAGTTTGACCACCTCGGACTCTATAAATGTGACTCCATTAATTCTCATTGTACCCATTGTTCAATTCCAATGACCCCATTAGCCTGTAAAATAGAAGGAGATTTAAGCACCGGTACACCTCCTGTCGCTGTAAGCACACCGTTACTGTATTCCAGTGCTGACGCACCAGAAACGACTGTTGAAGCCTTATTAGACAATACAGTGCCATAATATGCAGTAAGGTCTGTGCGGTCATAGTGATCCACGAGTTTATATGTATTCTCAGGAGATGCCATTTTGACAAATTCAACGTAATTCAATCCCTTGAGAACATTTTCCAAATTGACACCCGCTTGCTTTACAGACATGTTTTTCATCATCTTCTCCGCATCGGAATACATTGCATTAAACGCAAGATAAGCCTTTTGTCCGCTTGAGTCATAAGTCTGCCCTGTAGGGTAAACCCCTGACAAATCGAATCCTGCAAGCTCGTCTGTTCCGTCATCCTCTCCGTAGATAACATTATTCTTGTCAAAAACATACATATCAAACAATGTATCCTTGTTGGCTACAAGATTAGCTTGTAAAGCTAGATTAAACTTACGCAACGTGAATGTATCCGTCCTTGCCGAATAGCCCGTTATTTCCGACCCGGCATAACCATTTTCTGTTGTATTGGGTTCACCGCCGCTTACCGCGTATTCCGAAAATCCTGTAATAGGATAAATTCTGTCCGGATAATCAGCATGACAGGCTTCCTCCAAAGCATCAGCAGTCAATTCCTTGGGCAGTTTTTTGCCATGAATGACCAATATAACACCTGCGACCTTGTCCGGTTGCAGGGGGCAGTAACTCATTCCAGTATTAAATCCGGACGTGCTGCCGCACTCTCTAATATCTGTTCGCATAACAATTCTGATTTTTAACTGTTAAATCCAAATTCTTTATTTCAATAGCATCTATCTTTTCGCCAACTTCCTTACCGTCAACATCAACAGCACCACGTCTTCCAAAACTATAATTTTCTGAATATGTATGGCTTACAATACCGGAGTAACCGAAATCAAATTTATCACTTTTTTTTAACTCTTCTATGAATCCGTAATACAAAGGTCGAAGAATACCTTCAAAAGATATCTCACGACGTTGTTCATTTGTATACTTTTCCAGTGTATTGGTAGCGATTATTATGTTTACAGATGCCTTACAAAAATAATTCTCACTATCCCTTTCCTCGTCTAAGGGAACATACAGCCCTATCATTGGGAATTTTCCCGATGCTGTCACCCTGCTTTTCCCAAGAAGAAGAAGTGTTTCCCTTATATAAGAACTGTCACCATATATGTAATTTATCTGTTTATCCATTCTTTTTGACAAGGAAGCACATACATCTGATATTATATCAATTATCATAACCCAAAGGAATTAATTGTTTCCATCAATTCGAAATCGGTGGCGATATCCGGATAGTCCGCATTATTGGCTTGAAGCCATCTCACAAGTCTGATATTCATTCTTACCATGTCGTTCCATGCAAACATCATTTTCCTTTCGGGACTTACAAGACGACCATCATCTCCATCAGCCTTCACTCCTGTAATAGTCGCCTGAGTGTGATTATGTCTCAAGTAATGGAAGTATATATAGTTGGCGATGGGGGATTTGGAAATCTCCCTATCGCCATCACTATATTTCATGACAAGATGCGCTATAAGATCATCCCATCTTTTTTCCTTCGTTTTTCCATCGTTGGAAATATAGGATGAGAATTCCTTATACAACTTTTCCCCTAGGAGCTTCTCTAAATATTCCGGCTCATATTGCATTACAAAGCCTTGAAGGCTGTCAACAATTGCCTTATTAGTCTCAGAAGGAGTATGTATATTCAATACTGCACCTTCGATATCAAGAATACCACCTTGGAAAAAAGTATAATCCACCAACATTACACAATATCTTTGAGGTTCTTCTTTTTATTGAACAAATCTTCAGCACCGATTTTCTTAGCGTCCTCCATCAATTCCGAAGGAACAGTGGCAACACGTCCATCTTGGAAGAACTTACCTGCAAGTAACATATTAACACTTACTTTATCACCTTTTTTATAAACGGCCCCGTCCTTTGCGAACTCAACCTCATAAGTTTTAGTCAAATTTACTTTCATAATGTTTAATAAATTTATCCGCCAATACCGGCAGGGGTTATAGCTTCAATAACGGTCGCAATCTTATCCTTGACAAATGCAGTTTTATATTGCTTTTTAATATACGCCATAAGACGTTTTTCGCCAAGGATAGTCACCATATTTTTAGTGAAATCATCATTTTCCCATCCAAGTGTAATGGTAAGAACCCATACATCACGGATGTTAAGATAGTTAAAATCGCCAACCCAAATATCACCTTGCTTGATTGCTGTGCTGGTTTCCACTCTCAGACCTTGAATCAGTTCATCGCCAATACGGAAAGGACGAAGATATTGCCCATTAACATCCTTAGTCAACTGCATCTGCGCATAGTCAAGAGGATGCATAAGCACAAGATTTGGACGATAAGCCATATTGGACATTGACACAATCTGTGTATACATACCAACAATAACATCATAAGTGTTGGGCTTATCTACTTTCAGAGCTGTCAAAGAGAATGTAGGTATATCACTCCCAATCCCTTTAATCTGACCGCCGGAACCAGTACCAGACAGAATACCTTCTTCTTCTTTCAAACCAATACGATTGATAATCTCAGCCCTAACCTCCGCAACCAACTGAGGCAAATCAGATAATGTTTCTTCAGTTACTTTTGCGCCAAGAGCCACTTTGCCAGCATTGATAGTAACTTCTGCCAATGTACCGCTCATCATAGGCTTAAGACCGCCTTCTGGAACCCATTCAGCTTCTTCTTCACCTGGATTGAACTCCGCATAAGTCAATGATCGTGTAGATATTGCTGCCACATTGGCAAATTTACGGATTACAGTCTGGGAACGTGGATCAACAGATAACTGACTATCAATTGTCATGTTATAATGTGGTGCCACACCCGTACTCTTCAAGGGCTCAACCTCCTTCTTGTTTATAACAAGCGTAAGGCTTTTCTTAAAACCGGGGGACTGCTTACAAGCCGTTTTCAAGTCCACAGTTTTCTCTCCATGCTTGCCTACTGTGATGAAATCCTTCAGTTGCTCTTCAATCTGCTGGTCTACAGACTTGAACACCATTTGCCCGTCTTCATTCTTATGCATTGCACCTTTCATGCGAACGATTATCTCTTTCATCTCACCAAGTTCCTTACGCACTGTTTCCAATTCCTTTTCGGAATCTATCTTTTGAGAAACCTCATTTAATTTATCCTCAAAAGTTTTTTTGTCGATAGTATCGTCCATGAAATCGCCTACAGTAGCGTTTATTGCGTCCTGCAACGCCTGTAATGACTTCACGGAAACCTCATCCATTACCGACAAATCAATTTTGCTTAAAAAGTCAAATTTCATGCTTCTTTAAGTTTTAAAGGTTTTGTAAATAGTTTTATTTTTTCATCGGCTCCCTCTTCATCAAGTGGCTTGTCTGCCGGCTTGTATCGAGCGAGTGACATCGCTTTTCTTACTAACATTTGGATTTCCTCCCTCTTTCTTATCGGAAGTCCTTTACATACATCACTTATTTCAACCGGAAGTGACTCCAACGCACTTTCATATTCTTCTGCCGATTTCAGACCAAGATATTCAGTTTCTCCGTTACATCCTATGGACACTACGGATATCTCATACAGAATGACTTCCTTTACAACCAAGCAATCACGTTCCCTGTCATATTCACATTTTTCCCATACATAACTATAACCTATAGAGAACTGGTTCAAAGTGCCACTTTCAAGCTGCTTCAACGCTTGATTTCCTCTTTCCACATCATCAATAGACGCTTCAAAGTAAAGCCCTTTCTCATCTTCTTGCAGAAGCGTAATGCGTCCTATAGGCTCATGCATGTCATGCATCCACAACATGATAATCTTATCATTAGCAGAACTTCCCGGGCCTCTCTCCTGTATGCTTTTTGAAAAACAACCTTTCAGGAGCATGTCACCGGACTTATCAATGTTATTGAAAACCGCAGCATAGCCACTGATAGTTCTGCTGCCAGAATCATATTGTATCTCCTTTGCATAAAAAGCTAAGGATTTATACTGCTTCCCCAGCCTGTTTTTGTATTTGCTTGTCTCCATCATTATTTATTTCACTTTTAAATTCTCCCTTAGGATTATCAGGATCAATATCTGTAAAATTGGACATTTCGGTTCTTGCCTCTTCAAAAGTAATCAGCCGATTGTTATACAATGAAGCTACAGCATTAGAGGCTGTAGACAAGGCATCCGCCAATTCTTTCATATCCTTTTGAAGGCAAGGGACATGAGTGAAGTCCATTTTGATTATTGCCCTGTCCTTACATATAGCATTAGTCAGAGCCTCTGTTATAGATTCACTGTCAGGTATAATAAGGTCCTGATATGCCGCTTTCTTTGCTTGAGAAGAGTTATCATAAGTACTTCCTTGTATAATCAGATTGGGGTCAAAGCCTATCGTCTGAGCTATCGCTTCCAAACACGCCTTATCCTCCTCATGAAGCTTCAATTGGTCTGTATTTGACCCTAATGTAATCCACCCTAGTTTCTTAGGAGTCACCATGATTTCATACAACTTATGCACTATACCATATTTCCTTTTGAAATCATCCTGCAATTTCTTGGATTCAGACGGAGTAATAGCTGCATTCCCTACGTCAGTCGTATCATTTCCGTATAGTATCCCTTTAGGTCCTCCATTAACAATAAGGTTTCCTCTCCCTATCAGTTGAGCCATATAGTTTCGAGTATGAGTAGATAATGCGTCCACAGGGGAGTGGAAGGTAATTCTCCCTCCATTATTACTTGGAATATCCATTATCGAATCGTATATGACAAAATACTCCTCATCACCAAGTTCTATATTCTCATTTCCCCAACGTATATATACCCTTTTAGAAATTGAAGAAAGTTCTGTTTGAGTAAATGGGCTCTTACCAAGAGACTCCATGTAGAATAATTCGGGAGGTATTACCATCATGGATTTAGGAAGGTCGGATTTTAAAGCTCTTAATGTATAAATAGGGCAAAAACCGAAACACTTCAAAGATATCTCAACCTGCTTTATGAAAGAACGCCCACTCTGTATCACATTCGGACGATTCAGAAGAGTCACAATGTCTTTGAAACTCCTCTTCTCGTTTCCGTTAATATCCGTCACATAATACCGCCCATTCTGCATCATTCTTCCGCAATGATCTAGAACCATTGCAAACGGCCAACATTCATGTAAGGCTCTTGATTTCCCTTCAACGGTCGACATGTCAAAATCTATATTCCCTCTATTGCCATAAAACAGATTTTCCACCCATTTAGGAACATAAATAAAATTACCACCATCATCTTTACCATGATAAGTAGCATCACTATACATATCCTTATTCGACTTCTTTAAAGAAGGTATCTTAAACCATTGTTTCATTGTTCAACAATAAAGGCAACCGCCGTTATAATACAGCAATTGCCTCCACAGTGATCACGTTCTAAAAGTGGGTATGGTGTAACTTCACACCATGAAGGCTATTGCCTGCTACAAAGGAACAAATTAATTTATTCATTAACAAACAATTTAAATATTATTTTTGTTTAATCTAAATTAAAATAACAGATTATACAACATATATTTTATTAACCTTTTTCCCATGTGGATACAACCTGTTTGATATCTTCGCTATTGTCTTCTTGGGAAAATGGGATAGAGAGTAGGGCGTGGATTGAACGGCTGCTGTGCTTTTTGCTGGCGGTCGTTCTTTTTTTTGTATTCTTATTTGCGAAAGAAAGAAGCAATATTTATCTTTGTGGAAGCGTGTGAAGATGCACGCCACATTAATTATGACGAAAGGACATACTACATATTTGATAAAGCCAAGAGCTTGTTGCGGATTAGTTTCCGTAGCAGGCTCTTTTTTGTTTTGTATAACAAAATAAAGGTTAGCTTGAAAATCGGGTAATCCAAAACGTGTAATTAAAGGATTAAAAAAGGATTGAACTATAATTTTTGTATAATGAGAAAGGAGACAAAAGAAAACATTCAGTATTCAACTGCCGTGGGGATGCTTGTACTGGGAGCGTCCTTGGCTGTGGCCGGCTTTGTGTGCTCGGAACCTATGGGTCAGATACACGACAGTGTATTGTGGTTGTTTGCTCAATGTCTGTTGTATGCCGGTAGTGTTTTTGGCATCAGCATCTATATTAACAGTCGCTTTAATAATTTAATAGAGAAATTAAAAGAAAAGGAGGGAAAGAAATGAAGAGTTTACCAAGAGGTCTTAGAAATGCAAATCCGGGTAATATCCGAATAACAAAGGATAAATGGCAGGGATTGAGAGAAAAACAGACAGACAAGGAGTTTTTTCAGTTTGTAGAAATGAAATGGGGTTATCGTGCTTTAATCCGTACATTGCAGAATTACAGAAGGAGACACAACTGTGTTTGTATTGCAGACTTTATTACAAGATGGGCCCCACAGACAGAGAACAATACAGGGGCTTACATCAGACGGGTATGTCAGGATATGCAGGTACCTTCAGTATATGTTCCGGACATTGAGGATAAAGATACGATGTGCTCTTTGGCTGCTGCTATATCTTATGTTGAGAATGGTGTTCCTGCCGTAATGGAGGATATCTATAAGGGATGGGACCTGCTATGAAACTAAGGATCTATATATGGATTGCAGTAGGGATAGCATTGCTATTGCTGTTTGGGTCATGCCGGAGTATAAGGTATGTTCCCGTAGAAACAATAAGGACTGACAGTCTTTATCTTACTGTGTACGAACGTGACTCTATCCACATTAAGGATTCTGTCTATATAAGAGAGAAGAACGATTCAGTATTAGTTGACAAGTGGCATATAGTCTACCGTGACAGGACAATTAACGACACAGTTTATGTAGAGAAGGAGAAAGATGTAGGGGTTCCCTATCCTGTGGAGAAGGAATTAACATGGTGGCAGAAGACAAAATTAGAACTAGGAGAGTTATCTATAGGTATTATATTAGTATTGTTAATCGTAGTCATTTGGTTGATAAAGAAGAAGGGAGGTGCAAGATGAGATAGCATATCAAGTATTATCCGCCATAAGTAGAAGTGTGACAGATAATAAAAAACTCATTTAATAAAAGTAATTCTTTCAGGGGGCAGAATTAAAATAACCCCCGACACTTGAAGTTTAACGCCAATCAAACTTTAAAGCATACAAAAGCATACATAGGTAAGTGTCAGGGGTAGTAATATCCTTACTTATTTCCTACGTATGCTTTTGTCATGATTGTATTTGATTGGCAAGGCAAAAATACAACAAAAATTTAAACCACAATGTGTAAGTCTGAAATTTTTGCCAAAATAATAGCTCTTGTTTCTAAAGGAACAGAAATACCTACCGAATTAATAGTAAGTGACAACCGTGTCACAGAGATTGTTAACGCTAGATATATCCTTGTATATATTCTATACGAAAAAGGATTTTATCCATCTCAGATTTCTTCTCTCATTCATAAAACTAAGCGTTCAGTGAACTATATGATATCAAATTTTCATATACGTCTAAAAAGTGAAAAAATGATGAGAATATATTGGGATAATATAAAGAATTTGTTGGGAAACAACTGATTCCTCATGAGATATGATATATATACTTTTGTGAACGGTCGATTTTGACCGGGATACAAAATACAAATACTTATGGAACGAACTTATGTTTTTAACCAAGACGGTGGAACCGGCGCAAACAATGGTCTGCTTGCGTCCATTCTTCCGTCCTTGCAGAGCCGTGGAATTGACACAGGCTATCTGATGGGGCTGATGGGAGGAAATGGAAACGGCGGCTTTTTCGGAAACAATGGAGGTTTTCAGGACATCATTGCATTGATTGTGATTGCAGCCATCTTTGGTAACGGAAACTTTGGATTCGGCGGCAACAACAATAAGGGTGCCGATGAAGGAAGAGAAATGATCATGCAGACACTTAACCGGAACGGTGTGGACATTGCATCATTAGCCCAAGCTGTTAACACCTCTTCAGACCAAATCCTTGCCGGTATTAACTCTGTATCACAGGCAATCTGCGGTCTCGGTAACCAAATGGGTCAGAACACCAACAGTATCCTGACTGCGATTATGCAAGGTAACAACGCTCTGACATCTCAGATCTGTAGCTGTTGCTGCGATATGAAACAGCTTGTAACCACACAAGGATACGAGAGTCAGCTTGCAATGTGCAACCAAACTAACGCATTAATCAACACTGCTAACCAAAACACATTGTCATTGCGTGACGGTGCTACTGCCAACACGAATGCTATCCTTGCTAAACTTGATGCAATTCAAAATCAGGCATTGCAGGACAAGATCGCATCTCTTACTGCGGAAAAGGCTACTTTAACAGCCGAAATATCCCAGCGTAATCAGAACGCCACTATCCTGAGTGCAGTAGGACAACAGATTGCTCCTTTGGCAGCCGGATTGCAGGCATTACAAAGCGATGTTGATGGAATCAAATGCAAGCTCCCCAATACTGTGAGTGTTCAATACCCCAATTTAACCGCTATTAATACAGATTGTTTCCGTGCAGCCGCCTACGGTGCATATATGGGTGACGCTGTATACGGACGTAGTGGATGTGGTTGCAACAACTACTGGGGTTAATCCGGTAAGAAAGGAGGTAGATATGTGGCCTAACTTTTTTACAGGATTCCCATTCCCATCAATCGGAAGAGCAAACTTCAATACTCTTCCTACGGTGGCTGTGACAGTCGGTACGGAGAATGTTACTCTTGAACTCCCTAACCATGCGTTCCGTAACAGGGATTATGTTGGGGGATTCTATATCAGTCTCCGACAAGCTATACCTGCCGGTACAACTGCTACACTTCCGATATTGATAGGAACTAATGGGGACACAAGACCGTTGATGGCTTATAACAATGAGCCTGTGACTGTTGCAAACTTGGCTGGAACCGGCATCTATGAGATTCATTATAACAAGTACACCAACGAATTGTATCTTGTTAATGGAGGGTACAGACCGACAACGGCTCCGGCTCCTACAGTAGAAACCGCTTCTTTACGGAGCAAGTAATAATTAACATGGAGTTTTGTGGTGGTTCCCAAAATGGGAATAGCCACACTCCTTAAAATTAAACAATCATGTTTCAATCACTTCGTACCAATAACCAATTGTATATACTTCATAAGGATGCTAACCCGTTTATCGAATACGGCCCGGTGGTCAGCGTTTCCGCTCCCAAGCCGAAATATCCTATGGCATCCCCTATGGGACAGTTGCCCCAAATGGAAATGGTTGTGGATGTTGTTGTCTGCATCAACGGGCAGAACACGACATTCCAAAATCTTCCTGCCGGCATGGATATAGCCGACTTCGGACAGAACGGGAATATCGTAGTGTCATGCTCGCGTGATGCTATGAATAACGAGGTCGCTTCTATGAAACAGAAAAGCATAGACATCATCAACAGTATGGACTTCCACAATTCCGTCATTGCAGGGTGTGACAAGATGCTTACGCTCTTGAACCCTGAATTTGCCGAGAAACAACGTCAGGAGCAGGAAATATCCTCTCTGAAAGGGCAAATGGCGGAAATGAGCAAGAATATGTCTGACCTTATGGATTTGAACAAACGGCTCATGGAACAGCTCGGAGTGGTTGAAACATCCAAAACAAAGAAATGATTATGGGAATGTGGGAAATATTAGAAGAAGGGCGTGACGATTACGGACGCGGCTTCGGTATGAGAGGTGACGAGGTGGAGGAAGCCTATAAGGAAGGCTGCCGCAAAGGTTACGAAAAAGCCATGAGAGAAATGCGCGGAGAAATGGGTTTCCGTGATGGTGGAAGAAGTTATTCAGGTGGTGGAAGCTCATCCGGCATGGATGAACGCAGATACCCCGGATACTTTCCTGAATATCCGCGTATGGATGACATGGGCGAACGCAGACGCAGACGCGCTAACGGTGAGTTTTATTAATGGTGGAGGGGTGAAATGCCCCTCTTTTTAAATAAAGGTTATGGAACAGAGATTGGATACATACAGCAGATTTCCATCGGGCATGAGGGAATATCTGGAAGCATACGGCTTTCATTTCAGCAAGAAACTTTATGAATGGGCCGTTTCAAAAATGAAGGTGAAAGACGAAGCCACGGGCAAAGAGAAAAAGCTGGAGCCGTGGAGCAAAGATGAAGTGGACGATATGCTGAAAGCGAACGGAATTACCATTGAGCACGACAAGGGTTATGACGTTGCTTATGTCGCAAACATGCTGAAAGCGGATTTCTATAAAAAATCATTGGTTGACGAGGCTCACTTATGCAAGCATATAAAATGCTACCTTGATGATATTGATGGCGATCCTTGCAGGGCGTTTGACGAGTTCTTTGCCACCTGTATAGGTAAAGGGATTCCTGTAATCTGGTCGGATGTGATATGATTATTCAGGAGTTCTACATACCGAAATATGGAGACTGGCACGTCAAAGTGTATTATGCGGTACACACCTATTGGGCGGATCGGATCATTATGGACCTGTACCGTATAGGATGCAGGGGGGATTCCCTCAAGCGTGCGTATCGCAATCTGACCGAAGGCAGAATGAATACCGGTCTAACCTATTCGGACTACAGGAGAAGAGAGACAGTAATGGTTATCTCACTAACCTCTACCCCCGAAGAGTTTCAAAATTCGTGGGACCACGAAAAAGGTCATTTGTGCCGGCATATCTCCAAGGCTTTCGGGATTGATCCTTATGGAGAGGAAGCGCAATATCTCAGTGGATATGTCGGTCAAAAGATGTTTCCTGTAGCCAAAAAGTTCTTATGTGAACATTGCAGAAAAGGATTGGAAAAATAATAATCGAACAGAAGCGTTCTTTGACTTGTTGGAATTACCGCTAAAATAGTATATTTGTAAATTAACAATTAGTTGCATTGCAAATGTTAATGGTTGCCATTGTTTATTGTTATATAAATGGTTTTATATATATTTGCAACATTAATATAGCACACACAATTAAATGTGTTACAAAGATTGTTTTCTCATGGGTAAACATATAGTTTATTTTATATGTTATATTCATGGGATTTTTATATATTTATGATATGGAATTGAAAAGTACAGATTACGCACGATTGATTCAGTATGCAGCCCAAAAGTTGCATATGGTTCGGTTGAACAAGACTCAGATAAATAAGATTTTGTTCTATGTATATGGTGTGTACTATGCCGAGACCAATAACCTGTTGTTTAAAGACGATTCTCCGAAAGTATGGCCTTATGGTCCGGTCTTTCCTATTGTAAATAAGAAAATAAATCCTGATGAGATTATTACTTCTTTTCCCAAAGACGTATTATACGAATTTAATAAACATTCCAAGGCATTGGAACTCGTAAAAACTGCGGTTAATGCAATGTATAATATGAGTGCATTGTCCTTAACCCAATGGTCGCATCAAGAAGGCTCTCCTTGGTATGATACGCTATACATAAAAAACGACAAGGGGGATATTTGTGGACAAAACAAATGGAACACACCCATTCCCAAAGAATTGATTAAAAACTATTTTATAGAACCTAAAAATAGAATAAAACAATGAATGGATCAAATGATGGACCCAGTATTTTTGATTCTATATTCGGGAAAGGTAAACCTATTAAATGGTATCACTATTTAATCCATTTAGGATATTATATTCCATATTGGATTAAATTCTTCTTTTCAGAGCCGTTTAAAGAGAAAAAGAAAGATTTAAATATTCTTGACACAGTTAAATCCTTATTGGAATCAGAAACAACCGATGGAAATATAAAAAAAAGCAAAGAGCTGATTCATCTACATCGTATAGTTGAAAATACAAAAGCAAGAAGAAGACTTGAAAAGTGGTCTTTGAGAGTGATTGCCTTATATCTTTTTATAGTTCTATGTATTGTGTTAGCAAGTTATGTATCAATACCAGCGATTAAATCTTATTTTTGTATAAGCATCCCAAATCCTATAATGATAACTATTCTTTCTACTACAACCGTGAATATAATCGGACTCGGATTAATTGTTTTACGGGGACATTTTTTGGCAAATGACAAATCGAATGAAGTGAATGAAGAACATAAATAGAAAACACTATATAAATTTTAAGCGGTAATTCCCAACGGTTTTACCGCTTTTTTTTATGTTTATATATGAAAGAAGATAAGTTGAACATATTGCTTGAACAGGCTGATGATGTGCCTCACTGGTATTTTTGTCGTTTACTTGCTGTGATGCGATGGAACGTATAGAGAGGTTCATTTATAGACTGATACCTCTTGTCGTGTTGGCAAGGGTGATATCGTTGTGCCTATGAACTAAAAGCGATAACTCATAAGCACAACGGATGGATTTATATAATACTGTTTAATTTTTCCGCATGTTTTTCTACTGAACTATTTAGAATTTTTGCATAAACTTGTGTGACTGAAACCTTTGTGTGCCCTAGCATCTTAGACAACGTTTCGATAGGTACGTCATTTGCTAAAACAACAGTGGTAGCGAATGTATGCCGGGCTATGTGACTGGTTAAGGGCTTTTTTAAGCCGATAAGTTCAGCTATGATTTTAAGGCTTCTGTTAAATGACTGTACAGTAGGGACTGTAAATTTATAATCGTATTTTTTTAATATTTCCATTGCTGGAGTAAGTATAGGTGTGTAAAATTTGGTTCCGGTCTTGATACGTTCTCCGTCTATATATGCAACTCCGTTATGTTCTACAGTACATCTGTCATAATCAAACATGTATAAGTCAACCCATGATAAGCCGGTATAGCATTGAAATATAAACTGGTCACGTACTTTTTGTAATTGTCGATCATTCAACTCTATATTGCGGATAGATTGCAGTTCGTCCATTGTGAGAGGCTGTCTTGTTTTATATCTACCATGTTTATCTTTGAATACCCTGTAAGGTGTGTCCTCGATAAGTCCAAGCCGAAGCGCTTCATTAATATAAGGTTTTATTCTCTTATGGTATCCATGTATTGTTGTCTGTCCTCTTGTTGGATCTTCTCTTCTTATAAACCTGTCAAATAAAGCTATATTTTCAGGAGTGATATCGTCAAATGTTTTAATTACTCCGGAGCGTTTTAGAGCTTCCAGTGCTATAAGGTGCGCTCGTTTGGTTGACCATTTAAGATCCCTTCTTTGTAACTCGTCATAAGCGAAATCTAAAAATGACGATTTAGACTTTACGTGTTTTTCGTTATAAAAAATATTAAAGTTTTTTAGATTGATGTCTTTTCCTTCTTTTCTTATATTTTTGATAATATCATCAAACTTTTTTACATATTGGGTTATTGCTTTATTTAATTGTTTGAATTTAGCGTGACGTACCACAAATTCTCCATCCCATTGGTTTGAATACAGTTCAATGTCTGTTGAGATCCATTTCCTTTCTGTACGTGAGAATTTAATTTCAATTTCAACCTTAGCTGATTTCTCCGGTGTTGCTTTCTTTTTTCTGTCGAATACCGGCTTGATTTTCCATGTTTCCATACTGTTTCTTTTTAGTTTATAATTTGTTAATTATGGTAAATGTGATACCAAGTGTGATACCAGCTGTGATACCAGGAACAAATTGGTATCACAAATAGTTCAACAGTGTAATGATAAGTAATGCACAGTAACGGAAGTAATCATCAGTAAGATTACTTAAACACGTTGAAGATCAGTCGATTAGGTTTGTAATATATTGATTTATAGCCTATTGGCGTAAAATAAAAAAAGGGAGCATTTTGACCCCCCTTGAGCCGAAACCGGGAATCTAACAAATTATTTATAATCAACTGATTAAGCGTTGTTTATTGCCATTGGTATCACATAGTAAAAATATTCAACACGCCTCTAAGCCCTGTAGAGGGCTTTTTCTATGTTTTGTGATACCGACAAATTCCGTTTTAAGTTAAAAAATCCACCTATTTTTAACAAGATTGTATAGCGTATCATATTACTTTTTCATACAGTTTACCATTGATTGTTAGATAGGAGTTAAAACATAATGTTTTGCTTAGAATATTAGATTAATGACGTTATTCTATAATTTCTCCCAAATCAATATCAACGATAATTTTTTCGTCTGTAGTGGTATTGTCATAAAATATAATTTTTAACGAAATGACCATTTTATTTCCACTAGTAGATATGTTTGTATAATTGAGTTTAGAAGGCTTTTTATATTTATGATTGATATAGCTATGTAGATTTATATCTGTTCTTCCTTTGTCAAGGTCAAATATTGACATACCGTCATAAGAAGTCCTCCCGTCATCCCAATCGACTAGCACATATTTTCTTCCCAAAATAGCGTCAGGACTACCAAACCCAGCTAGATGTATATGGTTATTTTCTTCTATTATATTTCCGCTCTTGTCAATAATAAAATATCCGTTATTTTTCCCTATTATAATAGAATCCCCATATCTTATAGCTGCATTTTCGTAATCGTAATTATATGCTCCGTCATTACATATATATTTAGTAGATATAAGATCCCCATTCAGATTATAAATGGCAATACACTCGGCTGAGCATTTTAACATCATTGAAATATTAACAAAACCAGACCATTTACACAATAATAAATTATCATTGTCAAAAAAAGGATATCCTGAAGATGGCTCAAAAGCTACTGTTTTGTATTCTCCATATCCTAAATATATATCTACTGGATCAGGAATTATCATATCTTTCTCCCATATAATCTTATTATCACTTCTTCTTTCTTTTACCAGCCGCTTTTTAGATTCATTATTTATTGATGCATAATATATATGCGTTGAATCTTGGGCTAATAATTTCCATTCATTAGTTGTTAAATAATCATCTACGGGAATGTTATCTTCGTTATTACTACAACTAGATATTACTCCAATAAGTAATAAAGATATTAGCAATACTTTTTCCATAATATCTATTTTTTATTAAGACTAATCGTCTTATGTATATTATTCTTTTCTGGCTCTATTTTATTGCATGTAATTAGATTTAACTCAACTCCGAAAAGAAGTCTTTCTAATCTATCATGTTGGTTGTTCATCTTAATGGCAATGTCTTCTAATTTGTGTATTATATCATTGTTCATATCTAAGGTTTTTAATCTCCTTAAAAAACATGATAAGATGTTCATTTGTTTAGCTTACATTTGGTTTTTCTAACTGTTCTTTCAAATCGGTGTTTTCATTTTTAAGCACTTCGATAACATTTAGTAAGTCATCCATACGTGTTTGGTATGTTTCTATTACTTTTATAAGGACTTCGATAGTCCTTTTGCTGTCTATTTGTTCTCCATGTAAATCTATGTTAATATTTTTTGTTTCAATTTGATGTGGTGCGGATGTTTTATTCGTTTTTGATTCTAAATCAAGTGATGTGGGCTGAGATTTAAGCATCTCACCTTCACCACGGAGTAGCCATTCCGAAGAAACAAGCGGTTCAGCTTCCAAAATTTTATATAATGTTGAATATTTTGGCTCTGCTCCTCTTAGGATATCATTAAGTGATGTCTGTGCGATACCTATCTTTTCTGCAAAAGATCTTTTACTTTTATATCCGAATTGAGATATTATTTGAGTAATTCTTTCATTTACAGTTGTTTTCATAATATATTATTTAAAATGTTTCTAAATAACGGTTTAGCTTATATTTTTTAGCGGTTTAATTTGCAACTGAAAGTTAAACCGCTTACTTTTGCAATGTGAAAACGAACTGAATACAGTTTTATTTCGCAACGGCAATAATTAATATACAAATATATGAATAAAATAGGAAGAACCAAAGAAATCCCACGGATAATCGTTCCACAAGGTGCACAGAAACACATCGCATCTCATTTCGGGGTTAGCGGTGAAACAGTACGCAGAGCATTAAAGTACATTATCAACACTGAACTTGCAGTAAGAATAAGGGAAGAGGCGATAAAGAATTATGGTGGTGCAGAATCCATTATCAGAGTGAAAATATAAATATTCAAAGGTTATGATGACAAGAACAGAAATGAATATGCTCACGGAAAGATTTGCAGAAGTGACGGGAAAACAGAATGATTCTGTAATGAATTCTGCTAGATGCGCAGAATATCTAGGAATATCTCAAGGGGCTTTAAGAAAACGCGTTCATGATGGTACTATCCCATATACTAAAAAGGGCAAACTGTTGTATTTCTCTAAACAAGATGTAAATAAATACTTATTAGATAAATAAAAAATGAGCAAAGCAACCGATTTTATAAATAATAAATGCTACCAGCTTGGTAATCCGGTAGAACCGTTGATTTTTAAAGCTGACGCGCTGGAAGCTATTAGTATTGCATGCAAGGAGATAGAAGAAAGAACTGTGATAGTGTACCGGCAGTTATGTCCTTGTTTTCAAAGGGGGAAATGTAAGCATTATCCTCACAACCAAAAACAAGGTAGTCAAATATGTGATATGGAATGTGATCGTATAAGTTATCTAAAGAAACAATTGGCTTGTATTTCAGCAGACAAATAAATATATCCCCTCCCGTAAGATTCGGGGTAACAACCGGTTTAAGCCGTTGAGGGGAACTGTTCAAAGTTCTTTCACGCATTGTAAATGTTTATATGGTGTAACTCATAAGCCATATAATGCAGACAAACGGACTGATTATAGGAGTCAATACCAGCAGGGATGCCGTGACGTATTGAGGGTCTATAATAATTGATTGAACATACTTTCGGTGCACCGATTTGTCCTTAGTGCATTAAGTAAACTTGGTTGGGCACAAGTACCGCCGGAAGGTCTAATATATCCCCTCCCGTAAGATTCGGGGTAACAACCGGTTTAAGCCGTTGAGGGGAACAATATAAAAATGCATATTATGAAAACAGCTAATTTTATCCTGTCTATATTTGCCGCACTATGTTCTTTAGGAATGATTTATGGTGCGATAGTTACGGAAAGCCCTATAAAATCTGTATCGGTGATTATATTTTCCATTATCTCATTATTGTGTGTGAGATTGGTGGTAATGACATACAGAGAGTTAAAGGAATATGAATGATTTTTTCATCTAGTTTTTTTGTTATTTCATAAAGTTAATGTTGTCTGTCCGTGCCTGTATGTGAATATAGGTACGGAATTTCACCGTCCATGGTTGGTACTGTCTAAGGTAATAAACATAAATAATTATCTGTTCTAATCTCTACTTTCATTTAACGGATAGTATGGCGGCCCGATTCCGCTGACGGTGGCTGTAAGTTATCATAAGTGATAGATTAAGTCGTTTAGGTTTTGCTCCTGTAGTCTGTGAAGATAGCAGGAGTTTTTTAATTGGAAACAAGTTAAGTTATGGATATAAATATAATAAAGGAGAAAGCCAGAGAGTATGCAAATGGCATACATGGAATTACGCACAAAAGAACAGCATCAGTGGATTTTGAAAAAGGTGCTCAATTTGTTTTGGAATCCATGAAATGGAGGAATGCAGAAAAAGATCCTCCACCATTAGACACAAGAGTGTTTGTAAAGAGTTCCGGGAAATTTGTGAATACCGGGATGTTGGTATTCGATAGTGAGCATAAGAAGAACATTTGGATATGTGGAAATACTAACCGGGCATGGGACATTGATTTTTGGAAACCATTGCCACAATAATTAGATAAACTTAAAATAAATGGTTATGAAGAAAGGTGATAAAGTACGTGAGATAGGTGATACGTTGACAGGTACAATAGTTTATATCGCTAACGGATATGCTGATGTCAAATATCCTAATATGAAAGGTGTATGCTCATTGCCGATCCAATTTCTTGAAAAGGTATGAGAACTATAAGCCAGATAAGCGATGAATTGGAAAAGCTTTATTCAGAGCTTGATATAGTCCAGTCAATGAGTGAGGAATCGGTAAGGCTCACATTCAATGCTGAATGTAAGGGCAAGTATATATCCTTGCTTAATGAAGAAATCGATTCTCTTGAAAACGAGCTTGAAGAAGTGGAAAGATATCATGGCAGGAAGCGGAACTTTGTAAGGACTGCGGACCTGCCTTTTTTGTGTTGGTAATTTAAAAAGGGGAAACCTATGAAAGAAATAAGATTATTAAACGCTGACGAAATAGATGCTCGTGTAGCTACAGTAACCCAAAAAGGATGCTCATTGCTTCTTTATAAGGACGCGCGGTGTGACATGAGGCTATTGGATGAAACATTTGGTTCTATGAATTGGTCAAGAAGTCACGAAGTTATAGATGGCAATCTCTATTGTAACGTGTCCGTATGGGATAAAGAAAAAGGAATGTGGATAACCAAGCAAGATGTAGGAGTTGAAAGCTATTCCGAAAAAGAGAAAGGTCAGGCATCTGATGCGTTTAAACGTGCCTGTTTTAATTTCGGTATAGGACGTGAGCTTTATACCGCACCTTTTATATGGGTAAACATTACTAAAGACGATTTGAATGCCCAAGGAAAAATTAAAACAACATTCAAGGTGCAATCAATCGGATATAACGAAAAACGAGAAATAAACATGCTTGTTATTGTTGATAACAAAAAAAATGTCCGATATGAGATGGGGAAAGTTATAAAACCTAAAGAGGAATCTAAATCCGTTAGCAGTAAAGAAACAGATTTCCTTGAGATGGCATTGCTGGAAGTAAGATCAAGCCTGTCAATCGAGACATTACAGGTAGTATGGGGAAATTATAAGGAATTACAGAGTGACAAACGTTTTGTTGAAGCGGTGACAAGAAGGAAAGGAGAACTGAAATGAAACTAATCAAATCACAAGTCGTTTTCAATCCCGATGAACATACTTATATGCTAGGGGATAAGGGACTAAGTGGTATTACTTCCGTGATAGGCAGACAGCTTTTCCCCGATAAATACCGTGATGTTCCCGAAGACGTGTTAAGGAAAGCGGCTGAAAGAGGTACTATGATCCATAGTATCTGCGAACTTGTCGATGATATGGGGATAACTCATGACAGCGATGAAGCACAAGGATACAAGGAACTGAAAGATGATTGGGAATTGAGGTACGAATGTTCCGAATATCTTGTATCTGACAATGAGCACTATGCAAGCTGTATCGACAAGGTTTATCGCGAAAATGAAACTGATTTTACTTTGGGCGATATAAAGACCACTTACGTGCTTGACAAGGAATCCGTAAGATGGCAGTTGAGTATATATGCATACTTTTTTGAGTTGCAGAATCCGGGATGTAATGCGGTAAGGCTTATAGGTATATGGTTGAGAGGTAAAAACCATGAGATAGTAGAAGTCGAGAGAATACCATCAGAAGTTGTAATGAATCTGTTGAAATGTGATTCGGAAGGCAGACAGTTTGTGAATCCCTATTCCATATCCCCTGTTACTCTTCCCGACGAGTACCGAAAGATGGAGAGGACAATACAGGAAATTGTATCACAGGCAAAATACTGGTCCGATAAAAAGAAAGAAATAACTGATGGCGTTATGATGGCTATGGTAAAAGCTGGTGAATATAGTTGGAAAGGTGATATCATATCATTTACTCGCAAAAAGGACACTATCAGAAAGGATTTCGACAAGAAAGCGTTTGAGAAAGATTATCCTGATTTGTATAAGAAATATTTAAAAGAGATTCCAGTAGTTGGAAGTGTAACATTAAAAACAATATAATTATGGCAATTTTAAGTGGTTCTATATCTAAAGAAATTGAGATATGGAAAGATATTGTCGGATATGAAGGACTATATCAGATAAGCAATTTAGGCAGGGTGAAAAGTTTGAAAAGATATGTGCCACACTTCAAAGGAGGATTAAAAGTTGTACCTGAAAGGATAAAGACGATTTTTTATCAAAAAGACGGAAGACCAAGGGTTGAACTCAGTAGGGGGAATTTAAACAGGAAATTCCTTGTTTATAGACTTGTAGCACAGGCATTCATCCCTAATCCTAATAACTATCCTTGCATAAATCATAAGGATGAGAATCCGACAAACAATTCTATTGAGAATTTGGAATGGTGTACCCATAAATATAATATGAATTATGGCACAAGGACACATAGGACAGCAATAGCCAAATATAAGCCCGTTGGAATGTATCATCCAACATTGAATGTGCTTATGAGGGTATTCGACAGCATTAAAGAAACCTCATCTTATTTTAGTGTTACCGAATCTATCGTATCTAAATCATTAAGATCTGAAAGTAAAACAGTAAAAGGTTATAAATTAAAATTTATTTGATTATGTTAAGAGGAAGTATTTGTTTATCAGACATTCCAAAGGAATTAATAAAGAAAGTAAAGTGTAAAGATGGTAAGGAAAGATGTTTTTTAAACTTCGCAATCTTCAAGCGGAAAGAACCTGCTACATTTGGAGATATTACTTATACTCATTTTATGAGTTGCGCTCCTAAGAGAGAAGAGAGAAAAGAGGGTGTAAGATACATCATAGCAGATTTATCAGAAACTGTTGATTCTAATAAATATCCATCTTCCACAGAAGTAGAAGCTGCTCCGAGTGTTTCCCAGGATGATGATCTAGATTTGCCCTTCTGATGAAGTACGATGGTTCCAATCCTCTCCACGTCCAGCAGGCAAGAGCGAAGCTGGAGAAGTTGATAAAGGAACAGAAGGTGTTTGAACTGACGGAAAAGAAACTGCAAAGGTCTTTAAATCAGAACAAATACCTTCATGTCTGCCTTGCTTATTTCGGTTGCCAAATCGGTGAAACGATGGAATATGTAAAGCGGAACTATTACAAGATTCTCTGCAACAAAGACACTTTCGTCCGTGAGAGAGAAGACAAATTTCTTGGGAGAATAAAATACTTAAGAAGTTCATCTGACCTTGATAGTACAGAGTTTAGCCTTACCATTGAAAGGTTTCGGAATTTCGCGAGTGCCCAATGTGGTATATATATCCCATCTCCAGACGAAGAACGTTTGATTCAGTTGATGGAGATAGAGGTCGAACAAAACAAATTTCATATCTGAAACAATGATTATACGAATTAGTGCCTTTATCATTATGGCAATATCTTTCTTGATATTGTTTTATAAGAATGACAGTGATAATTATATGGCTATCCTGTTACAAATAATAGTATGGCTGATGTTGATATATGCTGAACTTTGCGATATAGAATCGCTCCTTTAGGTTATTATCATGAAACTTACTTTAACAAAACAAGAAGTGCTTCTCATCCAGTTACTTCTTCATATTTATAAAAACGACTTGCCCGATGACGTGACAGAGAAGCATGGACGTTTTGTCGGGAAGCTGTACAAGAAAATCAAAAGACAAGTTATTAATCAATTAAAGCAATAAAATTATGGAATCGAATATTTCGCGGGATCATATTGCGCTTGAAGCAATGAAGTGCATAATGATGACAGCAAAACGCAGGAGAACTTTATGGAACAGGATTGTCACATTGTTTTTCCCGTCCAAAGAAGTTAGTGTTACAAACTACTACTATAAAGGACAGGCTAAATCAGCTTACCAAATAGCTGATGCAATGATTAAGGAACGTAACAAGACAAAGGAGGAATGATATGTATTACGAGGTAAAGTTAAAGGTGATGAAACCTAACAAGGACGGTCTTGAAAAAGAAGTAAAAGAACACTTCATTACAGACTGCTCACTTTTTGCAGAAGCGGAAGCCAAAGGGCTTGAACAGTACGCATCCGATAATATGGAATCTGATGTCTTCTCCATTTCACGTTCAAACATCATTGAGATAATCAACGAAAAGACAGAAGACAAGCCATTCTTCAAGGCTACCATTGTAGATACTCAGATTGATGAGAACGGCAATGAGAAAGAATTGAAATACTATAATTTGGTTTGCGCAAAGGATTTAAAGGAGGCAAACACTTTGATGGAACAACACCTTTCACAAGGTTTGTCTGATATGAGATTGGATGCGATTGTTAAAACCAAAATAATTGATTTGATTTAGTTATGAAAGCATTATTTAAAATGGACTTCGATTGCGGAAGAATGGGCAATCTTGAAGGAGTATTTATTGCAGACACAGAAGATGTCGAATACTTAGTGAATAACAAAATCAGTGTTTACTTCGGTGAAGTACTTGGCAAACACTCTGAAATATCCGGGTGTGTGGCTGAAAGTGAAATCAAACAAATAACCACCGATGAAAATGTAATCAAAATAGTTGAAGAATATGGGCTCAACAGTGGGTATAATCCATTTGAATACACTCTTTGTACATCAGAAACGGAAGATATACCAGACAACGGAGTTGATTGGGATGATTGTACTGTACAAGAATACATAGACTTTATGAGGAAAGGTATAATACCCCAATATTACGAGAAAGATTATAAAGAATGGCTAAGTAGCCAAAAGGAGGATTAAATCATGCAAGACTATATTTCAGATTGGTTCATTCCGATGGATTTCGGTAATGATATGCCGGGCGAAGAACCTAACGGTGAGGATAATTTTAGATTTATTTTCTTATAAACTTTATGCCTTCCCGGTCTGTGAAGATAGGGTGGGCAAACATGGGATAAAATGGTCATAGGGTGCTAAGACTAAATGAATGGAAATTTCAAGTGTACATAGAAATGGAAGTCATCAAGACCGTAGCTGAGAGTAATACATTTGTTGAGTAGTTTAAAGATCGTAGGATAGCCAATCTACGGACGAAAGCGAGAAATCAGACGATACTTGTGTAGGTTCGACTCCTGCTTATCCCTCATAAATGTGAGCCACACATCAATGGCATGGGTTAATAAATAATGGTTGTGCCCCGGAGAATACGCTTCGGGCCTTTAATTAAAAGAATAACATGGAAACAAAAGAAATTACTAAGACTGTTTACATCGCATATGATGGGGAAGAGTTTCTTTCAAAAGAGGATTGTGAAAAATATGAGAATTTTGCAAAAGAAATACTTTCACGTATTAAATATTTCTGTATCAGATGTAATCCGGATTTGACAGAAACAGGGAATTTTACACATAAGATATATGCAGCAGTATTCTCCAAAAATTACTTTTATAGAAATATTGCTTTTGAGTGGGCATTACGTAAATTCGGTTATTTAGGAGAAAGTGTACAAGGATGGGGATTCCAACCTCATTTTAGCGTAAGTGAAGTTTCTAAAGAAGAGTATGAAAAGTGCCCACCGATTGAATGGGGAGGCTCAAATTTAAAAAGTGATAAGATATTCCTCAGCCCTATATCGGTAGAAGGATTTCCTGAAAACATTGACTACATGAAACAATGGAATTTTAAATAATGCCGTACTACATAAACAAATAATAATTATGACATACGAAGAGATGAAATCCAAGGCTTGTGTGGCAAGCAGCCGTAGTAAGCCCAAAAATGAAGAGCATAAAATACAATGTTCTTGTGTTAGATATTTCCGTTTAAAATATCCCCATCTCAGAAATATGCTGTTTGCTGTTCCTAATGCGGCAAGACGTTCTGCAAGAAACGGTGCTTATATGAAAGATGAAGGTATGCTTCCCGGAGTTGCAGATTTGATACTTCTTAAAAGTAACCGTTTCTATGGAGCTTTGTGTATAGAAATGAAAAAGCCGGGAGAATACCAAAGACCAGTACAAAAAGACTGGCAAAAGGAATGTGAGGCGAATGGTAACAAGTACGTTGTTGTTCGTTCATTAGACGAGTTTATTAAAGTGGTGGATAATTATTTGAAAGATATATGACTTATATAGAACTGATTAATTGGTTTTGGTCTCTTGACGAAGACTGGGAATTTACCTGCTGTGAAACGAGGCTTTATTTTTACTTGCTAAAAACAGCGAATCGTTTAGGCTGGGTGGATAGCTGGACGCGTAGTGATACAAAGGTATCATCTGACGTGGGAGTGTCGGTCAACTCAATGAAATCAGCACGTAACAGATTAGTTCAGGCGGGTCTTATCACATTCAAATCAGGCGGAAAAGGACAACGTGATAAAACAAGGTATCAGATTAGCTATCAAAATTTGACACCTAAAGTTGAACCTAAAGTAGAACCTAACCTTATACCTAACCATGAACCTAAAGTAGAACCTAAGCCCTTACAGTATAATGTACGCGCATTAGACAAAGATAAAGACAAAGATAATTATCTCTCTCCCCCGCGCGCGTATGAAGAAATTCCGACTGGGATTTTTGAAAGGAGGCTGGATGAGTGCTATGAAGAATTGAAGTCGAATAGTTCATGGATGGAAGCTGTCTGCATGAATACTCGTTTATGTGGGTATAAGGATTTCGCGCCTCCTGATTTTTATGATTATTTGGAGAAGTTCTTTATGAAGCTCCAAAACGAGGGAGAAACTGTTAAATCACCCCAAGATGCAAAATCGCATTTTGCCCGATGGCTGAAAATTGAACTTGAAAAACAACGGAACAATGGAAACAACAATAGGCACAATTATACAGACAAACAGGAAGCTAACGCCTACGCTCTTAGCTTGCTACAACAACATAAGCGAGACCTCGAAGAAGGCCTGGTTGACCAGATGGAAAGACCGTTCTGAGGTTGAAAGAGTATTTTCACCAGTCCAGTGGGGGTATGTCCTTCAGAACCCGGAAAAAGCTTATATGGCAGACTGTCCATCGCTGATGCAGTATGATGCGCTTTACGGCTATGGCTCTTCCGAATATTGGATTGACATACAGGTGTCCGGCATATTCGGGGCTTCCAACAGCAAGGAAAAGGGCGTTGCCGATGGGATAAGAATCTTTTGTCAGTCCTTTGCCTCACAGGTCAAGGCTTACAAGCTTTCTGAACTGATGCTGTTTTTTGCACGCTACAAGGCCGGGAAGTATGATAATTCATTCGCATCCTTTGATGCCAGAAGAATAGGCAATGCCTTCTTCAAAGAGTTCTATTCCGAAAGAAATTATGAACTGGACGCGATAAACCGAAAAAGGGTGCAGGATGAGATAGAGAACAGAAAATTTATTCCCCCTGAAGGATATTCTTCTTTGACTTTGTACAACGAATTGAAACGCCGGGCTGAATCCGGAGATGAGGAAGCCAGAAAAATGCTGATGTCACCATGAGTATGTCACCATGAGCATGCCAAAGAAAGTAAAACCGGGAATTGTATATGTCAAATGCCGGAATTGCAAGAATGCCTCGGACTTCGGGGATAATTCTGCGTATTGTAAGGCTAAAGGACATAGAGTGTGTGCCTGTGACAGATATGGGCAAATTTGCAACAGTTTTTTAAAGAAATAATTATGAAAGATATTGAACTATATAGAGATTCATTTCAAAATTTTCGTAGCTATCAATTACCTAAAGCACAATTGATTATAGCGGATGTACCTTATAATTTGGGTACTAATGCTTATGCAAGCAATCCTTCATGGTATAAGGATGGGGATAATAAAAACGGAGAGAGCGATCTTGCAGGGAAAAAGTTTTTTAATTCAGAAAATGAATTTCGTCCTGCCGAGTTTATGCATTTTTGCAGTGACATGATGGTAAAAGAACCGAAGAAACCCGGTAAATCCCCTTGCATGATAATATTCTGCGAATACGAACAGCAGTTCATGTTCATAGAACTTGGTAAGAAGTACGGGCTAATGAAATACATTCCGTTGGTATTCCGTAAGAACTTTTCCGCACAAGTATTAAAAGCCAATATGAAGATTGTTGGTAATTGTGAATACGGTTTGTTGTTATATAGAGATAAACTACCGAAATTCAATAATGATGGAAGGATGATATTCAACTGCTTCGACTGGGTTAGAGATGATGATAATCCTAAAGTACATCCAACACAGAAACCTATTCCCTTACTTCGTAGACTGATTGAAATCTTCACCGATAAGGGTGATGTAGTTATAGACCCTGTAGCTGGAAGTGGAAGTACGCTTTTGGCTGCTGCGCAATGTGGAAGAAAGGCATACGGTTTTGAGATCGACAGGAATTTCTACAATGATGCTAACAAGTACATTTTATCAAGAATTCAAAAAACATTATTTCAATGAATACCGAAACGCTTATAAAGATACGTGAATGGGAAGCGGAACGCGACAGAAACCTGCGCATCCACTGTCCTCTTGTAGCTGCCAAGTTTCAAAGATGGATTGACAGGGTGAAGAAAGAGGACGATAGACCGCATTCCCAGCCCTGTGACAAGAATTTCAACAAGAAAGCCTGTAGTTGATGCTTCCATGTAGTAAAATTAATTGTACGGCTTTAAAATAGCTTGTATCAAATAGAATAATTGTTAAAAAATACACGATCATGCAAGGAACAGACAAACTGAATACGATAACCAACATCGTATTTGTCCTCACGGACGTTTTAGAAACCAACCTTCTAGAAATGCAGCAGCAATACAAGAAGGAAGGCTTTGAACTCAGACACGATTCA